TTCGGATTCATCATCTTTTAAAGCATCACTATGATCACCTTTAAAATCTTCTGGTAATTCTCCATGATTTTCATCTTCGTCTGGAGTTCCATCATTATCTAAATCTTCTTCGGCTTCCGCTGCTTCGCTTTTAGCGCATCCTGGAACATTTTCATCTCCAGACATACTACATACTTTAGCAACTGCTGAATATTTTCCAGCATCTATGTCTTCATCCATTTCTACATTTTTATCAAATTCGATTCCAGAAAGTAATGTAGTTAATGCGTCAATTTTTTCATGTAGTTTATGAAGTAATTCGTCAGCATTTCCAGGAATATTTTTATAATCCGGAGCTTGAGTATCTAGGAATGATTCAATTTTTTGTCTAGCACCTTCTGGAAGCATAACATCTTTTAAATGATCTCCAAGAACATTGTTAAAACCTAATACGGTTCCCATTTTAGCTGGATCGATTTCACCAACATCTTCCCCAAGACCCTTGTCTACAGAAATTTTAATAATTTTTTTAACTGGTTCCATATTTTCTTCAAGAAGAGTACCATTAAGTAATTTAAGTCTAAAATTTTCTTCTAAAGAATTTTTAAATTTATTTTCATAAATAGCAAATGCTTCTGATTCAGTTAAAGTACTATCTAATGCTAAAGAAGTTAATCTAGGAGTAGTGTTAGTTTCTTTATAAAGATCAGCTGTAATAACTAAAGCCTCTTCTAAAATTCTATTGTAAGTTTCCTTAGTTTCCTCAAATTTAAATCCTTCTTCAAGAGATTTTAAATAAGGAAGATCAATTTTAAATTTTTCTTTAAGTTTTTCTTCGTTGTATTTATCTGTACTAATAAATGTTTTAGCTTCTTCAATTTTTTGAAGTTTCTTAGCTTTATTAGCAGTATTAAAAATAAAATCTGGATCAAATTTAGCAGTTTTAGCTTCCTCAAATTTCTGAACCTGAATAGATTCTTCTAAAACAGTACTTTCGTTTTTACCAGCTTTAATTTTTTTAAGAGCGAGTCTAGAAGACTCCTCTATACTCTTACCGAAATTTAATAATTCATTTGAATTCAAATATGAATCCATATCTAAATTTAATTTTTTAGTTCTCATAAGTTTTCCTTAATTTTATCTATCTCTTCTTGAATAATTATCTATATATGATCTTGGATCATTTTGTATTTGTTGACGCATTGCATTTATATCATAACCGGTTTGGACTGGCTGCGATTGATTAATAATATTATTATTTTGATTTAGTTCTGTTCTTGGTGGTGGAACATTAATTGGTGAATCTATAACACTGAATTTGGATTCAATTTCTTTTGAAATTTCTTCCTCTTCCATTCCTTTATTACGAAGTTCTTCGACTTTTTCTAAGTACTGCTCGTAATTAAGTTCTTCTTTTATTTTATGTTCGACTTGATCTCCAAGACCACCAGCACTATAAAAACTAGTTTTAGCATCTTTAGTAATATTTAATCCAATATTTCCTAGACCTACATCCAACTTATTTTCCAATTCTTTCTGTCTTTTATTTAATACATCCCTAGCATGTTTTAATTTTTCACGATTAGCTAAAGTATCTCTATCTTTAACATCTTTAGCGGCTTTAACAACAGCTTCTTTTTCTTTAGTGAGATCTTGAACTTTATTATTAAAATCATAATCATTACTAATATTAATCTCAGACCACCATTTTTTAGGATCCAATTTACAAATGCTTCTCAGTTGACTTTGTTTAATATCACTGGTAAAAGGAATTCCAGTAATTGCTAAATAATCTGGCATACTAAGACGAACTTTTCCACCACCAATTACCCAAACAGTATTTTGACTTAAACCTAAAACAGTATCTAAAATATATTTAATTTTTGCTTCCGGAGTATTTAAACGAACAACTGGTTTTCTTAATAAACCATTGTAAAATAATTTTTCTTTTGTAAGAACTATTAAATCATATAATGTTTCTAAAGTCGTTATTCCAAATATAAAAGATTTAAAGTTATTTATATTTCTAGCCATTTTTCCAAGAACTGGATGTAAATCATTTAACTCATGAGAGTACTGTAATTCATTCTGTTCGCGTATTTGAACTCTAGAGAGTTTTAATAACATTGGTTTCCAAATATAATTACAAAGTTTTTTATAGCAATCTTCTAAAAACTTAACCGTTAATTGACTATAATCAGCTTTACTTAATAAAGCTTTTAGTTTATCTTCACCAGAATTTAATGAAGTTTGAACACCATCGGTACTAATAGCAGAATCAATTAAATTTAAATACATATCCATAAGATATCTTATATCTACAGTAAGTTGTTGAATTAAACTATCGAGAACTTCTAAAGATTGTTTTTCAACAGCAGTTGAAGTTTTAATCTTTAATTTAATTTCTGAAAATTTAGTCAATGCTGTATGTAAATCCATACAATTCATATTGAATCCGCTTTCACCAAGATTAAATAATTTTCTTATACCATCGTTAGTAAAGAATAAATTCATCATTAATGGATTCAAGAATATATTACTAAGATCTTCATAAATATTTCCAAATGAAGTTACTAAAGTATCAAATTTATTTTCAATTTTGCCAAGTATTTCGTTAGTGGTGATTTGAGCCAAAGTATCCATTTTTGTAACTATTACTATCCGTCTTGCTTCAGCATCGGCATACTCTTGATTTAATCTTGTCCAAGCATCTTGAGCATCTGTTAATTGTCTTCTAGCTGCAATAATTGCTGGATCTACAATGGTATTTGGATCTATTGGTATACCTCCAGTTAAGGCATCTAAATTAGCCTGAGCTATTTGAACTTGTTCTCTAACTGTATCTATTTGATCTAAAATAGTATTTAACTCATTTTTAATTTGAGCATAATCTGGGTCTTTATTATAATTATAAAATATATTAATTTCGCTGGTTAATTGTCTTTCTATAATTGTTCTGATTGTTTTTGAAATAAAAGTAGTACAATCATCTTGCCAACTTTTATAAGATTGATCGAATAATGGTCTATCTATAGCTCCTCTAATAGTAGTAAGATTAGCTTCTGTAGTATCACCAGTTAATATAATATCTTTATTAAAGTTAATATCATGATCCTGAATAATATCTTTTAAACTCAATTCGTTATAAGAAACCAATTCTTCAAATATTTTAATAATTGGTTGATAATGATTATAATCCGCTACAAGTTCCATTCTTCTATCCCTAGAATAATTTCTATGATTTAAATCTTCAACAAAATCATTTATTTCATTATGTTCCAACATAGTTTCAACGATTTTTAAAATAATTTCAGTACTTTGGAATTCATTACTTGCTTTAAGTCTATTTAATTCTATAGTTATCTGATTACTTATAATTTTTACAAGTCCTCTAAATTTAGTATCGTCTGGATTAAATTTACTAACTGATCTAGAACTTAATCTAGAAGCAAAGTTATTAAAATTAGCAGTTTTATTTTCATCGAATTCCTGTTTGGCAAAAGATACTAAATCATATATCGCTAAAAATACAGTAACTGGATTTAAATCAAACTTTTGAATAAGTTTGTAAAATCTCATAACTTGTACCAAATGTTTTCTTTTAAAATCTGAAAAAGCTATTGGATCCCTAGATCTAGAAACGTCATTAAAAAGTACATCGCTTTTAAAAAGGTGAATAAATATATAAAGTACATTTATTACAGCAGCTTCATCAATTACCAATTCTTTAGTTCTATCATTAATTAAATTATTAGTCAATAAAACAAAATTAAATTTATATTGAGAGCTAATTTTTCCACCAGAAGAATTATCCCGCATATATTTTTCCATATATATTGGATAATATACTATTCCTTTATAAAAAGGAGCTTCTGATAATTGAATATAAAATGTTCTAAGTATTTTAAAAGCTCTTTGGGTAGCTTTTACATAATTTTCATAATCTCCAGAATGTTTTCCAATTTTAGAATCGTCTAATCTTCCAGCAGTTTTATTAGCTTTTGGAGCATTCATCTTATTATTCGCCATACTGGCGATAACTTTTTCCGGAGTAATATAGAAAGTATTTTTCATAATACTTAGATTAGTAACGGCATTTGAAAATGATATACTATCTGAAAAATGTTTAAGTAAGTACTTATCCAAACATTCATGTTCCTCTTTTCTAATTTGGACAAGAGGAAAAGAACCAAACCTGATTAATTTCATATAGGTTCCTTTTTATCTATTTTGTCCAGCTTGCCATTGTTGGGTAGCTTGAGAATAATATCTCTGAAGAATTTCATTCTTCGTATGTTTCCAAGCTCCACGAAAGTGTTTTAATCTTTCGTAAAGTGGATCACGATTTTTCTTAGCTAAAGAAACGGCGATAGCTCCAATAGCTGCATTTTTCTTACTTTCATAAGAACGCATTTGCATACCTGCGACTGTAGCTTCTTCAAGTATACCATCAATAGTTTCTAAAATTTTTAAAGTATCTTGTAAATCGTCGTTTACTTCAGATTCCTGTAAAACTTCCTCAACCTTTTCAGCAGTACTAAGTTCTTTTTTAACATCTTCTAAAATTTTATTAGTTGACATAGTTTTCCTTTTTAATATAATATTTAATCGTATATGCTTTTAATTTTTTTTCGAGGTGATTTACCTTTTTCATAATCTCTTACATTTTTAAGTTTATGATCTTTCCAAGATTCTTCGTATTTTGGTTCTCCGCCTCTAGCAATACTATCTTTAAGTTTATTATCATCGATAATAGCTCTTTGTTTTTCAGCCGCTTCATCAAGATCTAAATAAGCTTGTTTAATTTTTTGCTTTAGATACATGTAAAATTGGTCAAGATATTTATCTTGAAATAATTCCTGTTTATTTTCTTTTAGTTTTTCCGCAATTTCATCAACACTTAAAAGAACTTTACCAACTTTATACATTAAATCATTAACATCTCTTCCATCCGTTTTAATATGTTCAAAAATATTATAATCTTTTCTGCGAGAAGCTACTTTAACTTTTTCAAGAATTTCGGTTGTTGTAATATCTTGTGACATAGCAATTTTAGCATATCCTAAAAGTAAATCAAATAAATGATCATATGTGCATTTACGAAATTCAAAAAAACTTTTTTGAAAGCTTGGATCATCAGCATCGATATTAAATAAGAACCCTAACATACTTTTGTCCGTATCTTGAGGGTTACCTATCCACTGCATTCTACCAGTTTTTATCCAATTAGCAAAAGCATTAAAACTAAATTTAAAACCTTGACGTTCAGTACTATCCATTACCTGAGCATGTTTAGTCCAACAATCGTTAATAATTGTTTCTCTGGTATTTTCTTTTTCCTGAATATCTTTAATAAAATCTTTAATTTCATCTTTATCTAATTCATTCGTTTTCTTTAATATTTCCCCAACTTTACCATATGGTTTTAATAACATTTCTGCTATTGCTCTCGTTGGTGAAATTAATTCTAAAGCTTTTCCTGGTCTTGAAGTACCACTTCTACCAAGCATTTTATATTTGATATTACTTGACCCGATAAGTTGATAAGGACTATATAAAGCGACTACTCCAAATAAAAGAGCTTCTTTAATACTTCTAGCTAATCCAACGGTACTACCAATGAAGAAATTACTAATAGCATCTTCAACTTTATCATATACAGCACCAAGGTTTTTATAACCATTCTTAAAAGAGTCTAAGCTTTCTTCCAATTGTAATTTGCTGGCGAAAATAATACTTTCTGTTAATTCGGTTCTTTTATCTTTTGGAAAATCATTAAAAATAAAATTTTCTATAAGATAATGAGCAGTATTTTCATATTTAATTTGAGAACTAAAATCTAAATCAAATTGAGTACCTTCTTCGATCATTTCAAATTTCTTAAGAGTAAGACTTTCTTCGAATTTTTGAAAAGCTGGTAAAATGGTATTTTCGAATAGATAATTTTTTATAAACTGAGTTTTTTGATCATTTGGTATATTAATTAATTTACCATAACCATTTTTTTTATCATAATAAAATTCTTCGAAAAGTTTATCCGCATCTATATTATATGATCCCATTGTAGTTTCAAATATTAATTCGTCGTTTTTTAATAATTTACCGTATTCGTAATTAACGATAGATTTGAATTTATCTTCGGTTCCTTTATTAAAGAATCCTTTATGTTCGTAAGCCATCTGTTTACCTTATTTTAAATTTTATTGTTTATCAATCTTTTAATAATCATTTTCTAGTAATTCTTTTTCTATACTCTGTAATAATAATTGTCCAGAATCGGATTGAGTATCCTGATTATCGGAAGTTATAGTAGTATCCGTAACACCACCTTTTAACATTTCCTGAATATCTGCAAGAACTGTGTTAATATTTTCCTCTTCTTTTTTCTCTTCCTGAAGAACAGTACTAATTCTAATTCTATTTCCAAGATCTTTTTCATTTATTTCCAAAAGAACTTTTCTGTACTTAAAAATCATATCTTCATATTTAATAATGATATCTTTAAGTAATCCTAGATTTTCTATTTGTTTCATAAGATTAGCTTGAGTTTGTCCAATCCATTTAAAATTTCCTGGGTCAATACTTTCAAGAGTAGCATTTGTTCTAGTAATTATATTATTTAACATAGTTTCTTTAATTTCTAAATCTACTAATTTTCTCTCATGTGCCTCAATCTTAGATTGTATGGCTGCTTTTTGAGTATTTAAATCTTGAGAATAAATATTATAATTAATATTTGGGGCTTCATCAAGTTCTGGGATATTTTGTACATTTGTTGCCATTTAAAATCCTTTATTTATAGGTTTTTGTTAATTTCCAAAATTAACTGTAAGTTTTTGCTTGGCTTGAGCTTGAATCTGATTTTTTAAATCTAAAACAATATCTCCAAGTTTTTCTAATTTATCTATTAACATAGCATTGTCACCTTCTAGTATCAGTACCCTATCATCTAAAGAAATTACTCTTGATTGTAAATCTGCTACTTCTGGAGAAATAGGAGAAATATCAGAACCATAATTATTGGTATTTATTCTATGTTCGATTCCTCTGGAATCTTTAAATATCAATTCATTTGGATTTGCTTCGACAAATGTTAATCCATTATCTGGAATATCTGGAACTCTCCATTTATTTGCATTAAGATAATCTTCGAATCTTGAACGACCATAGGTTGATACGTTATCTCCGGCATCAGCTGAACTGAATCCATACGGATTATTTACAGTTATTTGTGGTGATGTAAAAGTTGCCATTATATTTCCTTTAAACTTTTTAATGTAATTCTTTTTCTAATTCTATTGGTTTAAAATTAGTACCAGTAAAATAAGTAATATTTTCCGGAGTTGGATCTATTCTATACCCACGAACGTATCTGAATTGATTCATTATTCCATGTGCAATTTGCTTATATAATTTTCCTGGATATACGTCTAAGTTAGAATTACCAATTATTAAAATACTTAAATAATCTTTATATCCTGGAACTAATGATCGGTACATAAAGGGTCGAGTATTTATAATATAAGGTTTTCCATCTACTATATCAATTACATAATGCCACGGTAAAAATAAGTCTCTTTTTGATCCACCATACATCTCATGAAAATAATCGGATAATTTGCTAGTATTAAAACTCATTGTATCTACTTGGAATAATTCCATTTTCCAGAAAGGATTATTCCAAGTATCCATTATTACCCATCCTTTTGGATGGGTAATATTCATACTATTATGTTTAAATGAATTTTCCACATAATTCTCGTAATGGTAATTTTTCGAACCGCGATCGATTTCTTCCCTTGTCATATAATTTCCTTTTAATTATGTTGTTGGTTAAGTACTTCTCGAAGTACGTTCAAATCTTCAGTTAATCCAATATTATAAAATGTACTTTGAACTGCTGAACCAAATACAGTCGATTGATTAGATCGTTTGTCATCTAAATATTCTTGAGCTTTTATAGCTATTGGTACCGAAGTACTCATTGCCCAAACAGTTCTAGCTTGTAATGAACGTTTTACAGCTTCTGTATCCGTATCCTGACCAACCGGACTGGTCATACTTTCAAAAGTGCTTTGACTTTCTCGCTGAAGCATCTCATGATCATTTGGATCCGCATAAAATACTATATTTAAAGCCCCTAATGTTTTAACAGCTATATATAATTCATCCATAAATCCATCCATAGCGTCTAACAAAGTATTTAAATCCCTTAACCCCATTTCTAATTTAGTTTTATAATTAATAATACTATTGATAAAAGGTTCTTCCGTTGCCCGATAATCGATTTGCCCAACATTTGGAATATCCATTTGATTATAATAACCATAGGACATATTAATTTTGGAATTACAATCTAGATTTTCAGCATCTAAGTAATTATAATAACTTATATAAATTTGATAATTTGAAAAAGATTTATAAAATTCTTTATAAATACTATCGAAATATGCCATGATATCCCCGTACTTAATAGCTTCCTGAATTTCTCGTACTTGCTTAAATATATTCATAAAATCGCATTCGTACTTTGATACTTGTTTAGCCATTGTGTAATTTTGTAAAAAATTACCAACTCCTTTATCTAAAGAGGCTACTAATTTAGCAAATACTCCATCTACTTTTCCAATGGTTGGATCATAAACCCCTCGTGGATTTTCTTCACCATTATAACATAAATCACATCTTAAAATTTCTTCGGTTAAATTTTCTACTAGTGGGCCAAGTGGATTATTTTTAAAATTATCCTTTAAAATAGTCCAAAAAGTTTCACCATATTCACAATCATCTGGACTTATATTATCATATGCATTTATTTTATTTAACATATAACTATCTACATTTTTTAAAAATTCCGTATATCTTTTAAAATGTTGAATAACTATCCAATCGTCATTTTCACTAAAATATAATTTATCATCTTTATAATCTGGACTCATAAAATTTATCATTATTTTCCTTTAAATTTTTATTGGCTTAAATTCATTGGATCTCCAGATACAATCGTAGCTTGTACTATTGGCCCAACTACATTTGCACCTAAAGAACTTGTTGGTAAGCCCCTTGTTAAGTCTTTTGGTATTCCGCTCATTATTATAGCAGTTCCACATGGAAATACTACAGTGTCTCCTAAACCGCTAGTAGGCACACCACCATTTAAATTCATAGGATCTCCAGAAACTACTATACCGGTTGCTGGCTGTGGTCCAATAGGTAGTGGCCAAAAACATATACCAATAGCAGTATCTCCAATTCTGGTAACTATCATAACGTTTCCTTTAATATTTTTATTTTAATAATTTAAGAGTATTCCATTTTCACTATATATTCCACCAACATCTTTATAATAATCAAGTACTGGATAAAAAGATTCAAATATACCATCTATTACTATAGTATCCACTAACTTATCGTAAAGGACTATTGGACCACATAATGTATCGAAAGGTTTAATATAACCTTTTTGACTGAATGAATACTCAGCATATAAACTATTTAATTGAAATCTTTTATCTAAGGCCATTAATTGATCTTCGTCTAACTTAAAAGTATCTGTGATTTTTCTAGTACTTGTTGGACTAAGAAATTCGTATTGTGAAGTAGCAATCAAATTTTTATAATGTATATCAGTAATAAATTTTTGATTATCATAATCATATCTTAATGTTAATTGATACCACATACCTGGAACAAAATTAACAAAGATTTCTGATCGATATCCATGAAAATCTATTTTTAATAACATATCTCGTTCATCATAATAAATAATATTATTATTTATAGGATCTGATAATATCACTTGTCTAGATATATCATATTCACTATTCCAATTAGTAAAATTCATAAATGAATTTCTTTTAAAAAATAAAACTATACTAAAACTTTTATTCGTGAACTTATTCTTACAGAACATATCGTCTATATAAGTATGATTTGGAAAAGTATAATTACCGGATTTTCTAGTTTCTAAATACCAATTTGGACCACGTAAAGATAAAGGTTTACCTAATGATTTATAAGGATAAACTTTATTATAAACTACTCGAGTTTCTTCTTCGCTTTTATTAAAAAAATCATAATAAGCTAAGGCTCCATAAATATCTGGTAAATAATTTTGACCAAACGTTATATTATTAATATCTATTTGATCTTCTTGTAGATGTACATCATAAATAATTCCACAAAATTGTTTTAAACCACTTTTATCGGTACCTAAATAATATAATCCAGTTTCAGTACTTGAACTTTCTTCATCTGAAAAAATATCTTCTCCATAAAATTTTTTTAATTCCAATGTATGATAATTATAATTTCTAGTATATACCATAGTATAAATAGTTTCTGGAATTATTTTAGCATCTGGGTTATCTATTATATTTATTTCTAATTTTTTCTTTCCAATATCTGGTACAGCATTTGCTAAATTTTTATCAGATGCTGTTCCGAGATAAGCGGTAGTATCATCTATTATACTTTGACCATCTATGTACTTATCAAAGTTCAGTACTTCTAATTGACCATTATTTATCTGAATAATTAAATTTCTATCTAAATTTATTTGTAATAATGGAATACCATAACTTGGTAAAGTATTGCTTAATAAATCATTTACTTGCACTGATATATTTTCCGAAGTAGTATCTTCTAAACTAACCCCAGTATTTGTCTCAATTAAATTTAATTGTTCTTGGACCGTTTTTGAAATACCATCATCCATTATTTTTTTATTATATTCATCTATAGATGATTCACCAATATCTAATTTAGCTAATTCTACCTGAACGTTAGTTTTTAATTCAGAATTATCTGGTAATTTGCAAAGTGGAGAAGTTATAGTTGGTTCTATATTATTTCCTGGATCTATTTTTGGTAAAGAATTTAAATAAGTTGCTTTTAATGATTCCTCTAATCCAGTACTCGTTTTACAAATTTTAGTATTATCTGATAAATCCATAGTAACTGTTTCTATAACTTCATTATCTTTATTTACTATATCTATTACTGCAGTATTTTTTACAGATAATTCTTCTTTTTCGTCTTCCGTCATTTCTGGACAATCTGGAAATGAGGTTGGATCTACCAAACCATCATTAATAGTTTGCATTGCCTTATTTATATCTGTTTCAGCGGCATCTAAAGTTTCAACAGAAACATCTTTTCGAAAAGAATCTAAAATTACCAAATCCTCTAACGTTCCATCATAACCATAATCAGTTAATAACATCGAACCAAGATTATTAATATCTAACGTTTTATTATTAATAATTAATCTTTCATCGTTATAATAAGCTTGGTTGGAAATTTCAAAAGTAATACTTATACTAAATTTACTTTTATTTTGATATGCCTTAAATTGAGCTCCAAGACCATTAAATTCCAATATGTTTTTAATCTCTGGAGAAATATCAAAAATATTTTCTGGTACTAGCATTTAATTTCCTTTAATTTAATTAATATTTAGTTCTTTAATATAGAATTAGACTTTGAAAATACACGAGTTTTTATCTATAGTTAACTATTCGTACACACACTATAAATAGTTAACTATCGGTACCATCAACTAAAGAGACAAACGTATATAGATAACTATACTTACTATTGATACCACGTGGTATCAATAGTTAACTATTAATAGTTATCACGTTTTTAAATAATTTTAACGACAGGAAATCTAGAAGCCTTTTGGCTTCTAGATTTCCATATATATAGTATTTTTGAGGTTATATAAAGTTTCTTTATATTTCAGCAATGTTAATTAAAAAAGTTTGATCATTGTCATCGTAATTTATAATTTTGCAAGCTGTCCCATCTTTAGCTATACTAATTGTATAACTAGTTTCTGAATTAATATAAGTATCGTATGTGTCTGAGTCTGTTACCTGATCTAATAATTTTATATCATAGGAAGCTTTTAATCCATTTATACCAATGCTTGCTAAATCTACTGTAAAATTAGTACTAGCTTTTATAGTTGTAATATCACTATAAGATCTTTTATTTAAAGTTAGTTTATTTATAGAGCCATTTTTATAATAATTATTCAAAGTTTTTATATCATTTAAAATAGTATTATCTGGAATATAATTAAATAAATCATCTGTTAATTTTAAATAATTTCCATCTGTTTGAAGTTTATAAGTATCGTTAGTATCTAAATTAAATAAATAATTTTCTAATAAATTTATTCCTTCTGGAATAAATACATTTTTAAAAGTACTTCCCTTTTGAGACATACATGCAAAACCGTATGCTTGTGGACCTTTAAATATTCCTAAATCATCCAAGTCTTCTAAATTAAATTCTATTAATGATTCATCAACTAATGTAGTACTATCATTTTGAGTAGTCCAACATTTAATAATATTTCCAGAACGTTGTACTTTAATAGTTGAACCATCTTCGTAATTATTCCAAGTCCCACCATCGGTAATTTCTTCCGATTTATCTTCAATTATTCTTTCTCCATAATTCGATCCCTGGCAATAATTATAAACAACGCGCCAATTAAAACTTTCGTTATCTCTTAATGCTGATAAGGTATATTCTCTTCTTGTTACGGGATCTTTATAAAAAGCTATTACAACACCCATTCTATCATCATCTGAAACTTCAGAAGTTAATTTAGAATATAATGTATAATCAGCATATTTAAATTCGCTAATAAATCCAATAAATGTAAGCGAATTAATGGTACTTTTGATAAGATCATTTTCTGGATCATATTCCCATTGATCTAATTCATCCGAGTTTGCTGGAAATTTTCCAGATTTATCATGAGAAAATCTATACCAATTTTCAAAAACCTCTAGCTGTGATTGACCACCATCCGCTAAACGGGTATCTATATCGATAGAAGTAGCTACATTAGTACGAATTAACATTGGATAAATATTATTATGGTTATGTTCTACATTTGATAATTCTATACCATCATTAGTAAGTTTTCCATTTATTTCTAAATCTGTTTTAATAATCTGTTCACCAGTTGTTAAATCATTTCTAATATATTTAGCGTCGGCTGCAGAAATATCTTGTTTTATTAATCTTAAATCTTTTATATCCGTACCTATCATTGTTCCAAGCGTGCTTAATGTTTCTACCACAATTTATTCCTTAATATCATCTTCATATGGAGAATTATTTTTATTTCTTTGGGTAGTTTCGACTTTTGGAGATGTTCTCATATTTTGATAAGTATGATTACCAGCATATCCAAGTAAGGCTCCAAGAGCTAAATTAAATTCAGGACTTAATTTTCCAAAAATTGTTAATCCGACAGCAGAAATGGCCAAACCAACTACCATTAATAAAATTATATCATTCGTTCGTTGTCGGTACTTGTCTTTTTGTGTTAAATTATCTTCTAGTTTATTCAATTTTGCTCCTTTAACGTATTTATTTCGTTTTGTAAATTATTTAATAGTATTTGTTGTTCTTGTACTGCTTTTACTAAAATTGCTGTTATTTTACTGTAATTTAATCCAGTTATTTCATCTTGTTTAATTTTTACTAATTCTGGTAAAAATTTGTAAACTTCGTCTGCTATAAAACCAATATCCGGGATATCTGATTTTTTCCAAGTATATCTTACTGGTTTAAATTTATTTATTATATCTAAACCATTTTCTAACAATTTTATATCTTTTTTAAATTTTAAAGCCGATGTTTCTGTTACAGTATTAGCTGAAAAATCTCCAGTTACTTCCAAATTAGAATTAATTGTTTGATCTTCCGTCGTATCGGTTCGTATCGTATTCGATCTTAAATCTTTTATATCGGCTCCTACCATCGATCCAATAGATGTTAAAGTTTCCGCCATTTTTATTCCTTTTTAATTATATTATAATTTTCGTCTAATAACTTATCAAGTATTAAAAGTTCCTGTACTAATTGTTGACGGCATTCTTTTTTTAATCTTTTTGTTTTATTCATATTTCCCAAATTTGGTCTATATAAATATACTTGTGAAGGCGCGATAATACTAGTTAATGACTCAGTTTCTTTAAATATTAGTAATTTTAAAAAATGATATAAATCCTCTGGTATAATTTTTTCAATCGTTTTCATAAAAGGACTGTTTTCATAAATTTGTTTTAATATTTTAGTTTTCATTATCACACCGGTTAATGGAATACCGTTTCTTTTAAGCAACCATTCATTATATGATGTACAATTAGATTTTCTAAATACTATATCATAATTAGAAAAATTTTCATATATATCTAAAAGTAAATCATCTTGATCAACACGTACCGTGTAATCAGTTTTTATATAATTTAAACCAAAAAGAATAGCGTCCGTAATATATAAATTTTTTGAAGTATTCGCTAAAGTTATATTATCCAAATCTAAATTTTTTAAATACTTTTTTAAGGCACTCGTATTTTTTTTAGTTGAAAAATCATTTACTATTATAATAGGTACTTTAAATTTAATACATGATTGTAAAGTTTCTTTAAAAATTTTTAAATCCATATTATGATATGTTATTAAAATACTTATATTTTTCATATTAATTTTCCATAGGAATATTAAAAAAATCTATAATTTTTTTATCTTTGGTTATTATATCTTTTTTACTTTTTTCTGAAAACTCTGATATAGTTTGTTTTTTAGTAATATTATAATTTTTATTATCATATCTTAATCCAAAATAATCAAAAATTTTATCTTCGTGTGTGAAAAATACCTTATCTGCTTCAAATCCACCGGTAACTTTAATAAAAAATTCATATATCGTTTTCACATCTTTAAATTCATTTACAAAATTATTAAAATCGTAATTCATAAAGAGTAACGTAAAATAATCAGCATTTCCGAGAGATTTTCGTTTGATTTTATTAAATATATTTAATATTGAAAATTCAAAATCTTTTACAAATAATTGAAAATCTAAAGCATATTTTAAAAATTCTTCTTCCGATCTTATATTTTCTCTATAATGTAAATTATTTTCATAATCTTTATATACTAATAAATCGGCGAAAAAATTAAATTTTTCGCCTTTTTCTTTAAGCTGAATTGTATAATTATAAAAGGATTTATACCAGCTTATTGGTTCTCGTATTAATAAAATTTTTTCGTATTTTTCATATCTTTTTGGTACCATTTCTATTGGAAAATGGTGTACTCCAAATTTAACAATATTTGGTTTTTGCGAATATAATAATCTCCTAAAAGTAGATCCTCCACATTTAATAACATGTATGAATATTTTATCGTTTGTTATATACATTTAGTTTCCTTTTAATTATATTAAATTTCCCGCCAGAAACAATCGTCATTAGTTTCTGAGGAATCTGATTTAGGCACACATATAAATAATGAACCAGAATCTAATTCATAAATAATATCTTTTATTTGTTCTAATGTTGGTTCTGGTAAAGTTTTAACAATATCTATTTTACCAAAATTATCAAAATATTCTTTATTTATTAAAGTTTTATCATCCGAACTATCATTAATGGATAAATAAGGAGCAACTATATTGCCATCTTTATATACTTCAAATCCATTTCTTTTTCCAAGAGAATCTGAACCAATCCCAATTTCGAACATAGTATTACGTTTGGTATCATTGTAACTTCCAACGCATATATTCCCCCATTCGTTATTAGTAGTAATATTATAACCCATAGCAGTAGAAAAATTTCCTTCTGCTGTAACATAAGAACCAAAAGCGGTCGAAGTGTTACCACGAGAAATACTATAATAACCATGAGCGAAAGAAAAACTTCCAGTTGCTTCAGAATATTGACCACCAACATGCGAATAAGCGCTAGTAATTTTATTCATATATCCTTCGACATGTGAATAAACCGCAGTTGGTAAAATATAATTTCCATATCCTTCGGCATGTGAAAATTCTCCTTCGTTTTTATTATTGCCCCCTTCGGTATGAGTCATTAATCCTATAGAGGAATTTCCAAAACCTTCAGCATGTGAAAAATTTCCTTTTGCCAGATTTCCGGCACCTTCTGTATGTGCCGAGGCACCTTCGGATAAATTTTTATCTATGGAACCAGTAGTTGTATCTTGACTACCTGAAGATGAACCTGAAGATGAACCTGAAGATGAACCCGAAGATGAACCTGAAGATGAACCTGAAGATGAACCTGAAGATGAGTTAGAAGATGAGGCCGAGTACGATCCAGAATATGAACCAGAATCAGAACCAGAATTTCCCGGGTTATAACCACCTTCCGTATGAGAAGCCACTCCACTCGAAACATTACCAATACCTTCGGCATGTGAATAATCGCCTCCTGCTATGGTTTCGGTTCCTTCTGAATGAGAAGTAGTACCATCTGCTCTAGTTAAAACTCCTTCAGCATGCGAACTAAAACCACTAGCATAATTTCCGGTACCTCTAGCAAACGCATTATCACCATCAGTTCTATTATTTTCTCCAACAACTACACTTCCATCACCACCAGCATAATTATTACTACCAGAAATCAAAGTATATTTTCCAATACCTTGGTTATTATAACCAGCAGCTAAAGATAATTCACCAAGTGCCCCATTTTGTAGAGTATCCTTATCTGAAAAACTAAAATCTATTGCGTGTTTACCAACTGGGCCATAAACCGAATTATCCCGATTTGTCAATACCCATCCGGTACCATTGCCCTGATCAACCGCTTCTAAACCAGTTGAAGAACCGTTTCCATTATGATCAAATGTGTATATAATATTATCATATTTTATAAATAATTTTCCATCTGGTACATTTACAGCGATTTCTCCAGTTGCCAATTCCTTTGGTAATGGTACTTCTCCAGAAATATTTGATCGACGATGTTGAACTATTTTATTACGTAATAAAGTAGTATTGGTTTCTATTAAATCTATATCAAATTTAGTACATACCCAAGCATCGGTACCATCGGATAACCAGACATCATATTTTAAAGCAAAATAACCTTTATCGCCCCAAGAGACTCCCCAAGAATTTTCAACTATAAAAGAACCACCGTTTAAATTATCATCATATCCAACTATATTTAAGGCATGTCCACCAATACTTGGATTAGCTTTATCTATCCCATTGTAATCTTGATTTATTAATTCATGAGCCATATCATAAAAAGATTCCGTTATATCCATTCCAATAATAACACTTCTTTTATTTGATAAAGCATCTTTAAAACTATCGATATCGGATACTTCTATACGATTGTATTCTATAACTTTATTTTTTTCAGCCTCTTTAAATGCCGTTTCATCAGGTTTGGTATTTACTTTAGAAACATTATATGGCCAATATTCGGATTCGGGTACTCCATAAGTATTACATGATTTTAAACCATCTCTTAAATAAGCTCCATTATCTCCAGATACATTACCAAGGGCTCGAGCATTCCAATAAATAAATAATCTGGAATAATCAATATCTTTTCCATATTCTACTGCACAGAATAATTCCAAACACGATGCAGTAGCATTACCAACACATGAACCAATAGTACTCTGGTCTTCTATTTCTCCAGCATATTCTCTTAAATCAACACTGGTTTGATAAGTTTTTAATGGATCGGTTTTGTAAATATAATCTCTTTCATCTATTGGATCTGGTAATACTCCACCCACAATAGGCGCATCTTTTTCTGGAATTATTGTTTTTAATGTCGTATCGTCCATTTGCTTTTGATCATCTGAGCCTTTTAACTTATTTTTTTCCAATATTGCATTAAAAGGAAATTTATTTAGATATACCATAGGTTCCTCCATCTATTCTCAATTCATTTATTTTTGTAACTATTTCGTTAGGAACTTCGCGACCTTCGCTTAATAAAACATTTCCCAATTCTTGTTTATATTCACTATCTGGAAGTTTATTTAGTTTATAATAACCTAAATCCAATTCTTCTTTACGAATACTTTTATTAATTAAAATATAATCGGTTTCGTCGCTTTTAAAATTTTGTCCACCACAATAAAAAAATAATTTATTCTCGTCTTCGTCATTTCTTATCAAATTTCCTTCTTTATCTAAAATATACATTCCGATAGTATTATATTTATATGCCGAAGTTCCACAAATATATTCGTTACCTCCACCTATTATATATATACCACCGCCCTCATCTCCGGATAAAGTTTTTAATAAATCTCCAGTAACAGAATATATATCCGTAGTATTTTTACAAATATCTGAAATATATATTCCATTTTTATTTATACAACAACTCAATTCCAAACCATATACAGTACCATAATCAGTATCATTTTGAGTAGAATTGTTCAAAATTAATTTATTTTGTTCAATATCGGTTATTGGTAAATCTAAATCGTATACAAAGCATTCCCCATTACCATATTTTAAATTATAATTCATCGGTATTAATATTCGATTTTCGTATTGACTTAAATTTGAATTTGCTATTACATTACCAAATATTGATTTTTTTTCATAATTATTATTTGGGAAAACTTTAGAATTATAACTAACTCCGATTAAATTAAGATCGGAATCGTATTTATATATACCACCATATTTTTCAGTACCATCTATTAACAAAACTCCAGATTCTATTATATATATATTATTATTATAATTAAATATATTTAACCCAAAATAACTCACTGAATCGCTTACTTGATCAGGATTAACCAATTTATTTATTAACTGTCCATTACTATCGTATACATACACACATAATCTTTTAGCCTCGGTATCAAAACCAGTTATAAATATTTTATCATTTAAAATAGCATGTACTCCCCCAAAAAAATTATCCATAATTAATTGGTCACCATGTTGAAAAATAACACGTTCCTGAGATGGAGAAATAATATCCAATACGATATTTCCAAGTTTATCCATTAATTTACATGTATATTCAGTAATATTATTATTTGTATTTTTGAATGGTACGCATATTACTTCCGTATTTTTAAATTTTAAAAATCGGATATTTACCATACTATCTGAACCAATTCCAGAATACCTTTGTATTAAAGTAAAATCCTTATCATAAAATAAAATAGAGTTATCTGGAGAGCTTGGATCAATATTTATAGTAGTAATTATTTTATAATCATCCCCATCCATAAAATAGTTAATTATTTCGGCATCTATTTTAATAAAAGAATTTATTTTATTTATAAATTCAATTTTTTTCAAATAATTTGAAATTTTAATTATAGAATCTTTTACATAGTCGTTGATCATTTTAAAAGCTAAATCTTTTACTGACCACCATTTAGATTCTAATTTTTTATATTCTTCCATCGGGTAAATTTTTTTATAATCAAGAGCTTTTAAATTTATGAAATTATCGGCCGTTGCTGGATAAAAATCATCAATAGAATATTTATTTAATAAATCGCTTTCATATACGGCTATACAAAAACTATCCTCTTTTTCAACAACATTATCGATACTAGATTTATACTGAAAAGTTAATGCTATTTCCATATCATTTATTAAAATTTTATTTAAATAAGTATTTACGAAATCTGAAATTTTTTCGTAATCCTCTTCGGTAGATGCATAAAACCAAAATGCTATAAAATTATTTTCTAATTTTATGTCTTGATCTTGATTTTGGGGTATCCCAGTTTTGGAAGTACAGAATGAGAACGAGTTCATATCTTCGATATAGTGAACATCTAAATATTCTGAAAAAATGTCTATAAATTCTTTCGTCCAACCTTCAGTTTTATCACCATTACTAAAACTTATATCGAGATCTATTTTATAATTTACTTCTATTCTTTCGTTTTTAAAATAATGATCACCATCTTTACCTAATTTGTCTAATGGTATATCGCTTCCATCATATTGACTTATATAATTATTATCCCCTAGATTAATATTTGCTAATTTATTATCAATACATTGAAATTTATCACATATTAATTTAGAACTTATTGGATCTAACATATTTTATCCTTATTTGAATTTATTACTATTTAGTTTAAGTTAAGTTCTCGAGGCGATAAATTTCGACGACAGGAAAATACTTCTGAGAATATCTCAGAAGTATTTTTAAAGTAATAAAAAGTTTCGTGAAATTGGAGATTATACTCCAGCTCCACCTTCACCAGCTACACCCATTCCAGCACCATCTTGGTCACCTTCTTTGAACAGGTATTGTACTTTACAAGCAAATCCATTGAATTCTCCCGCAGTTACTGTATCAAGAGTAATAACATTATTTGCAACAGATTTAACATTTACTGCAATCGCATCGCCATTACTTGGATCGTAAACAATAACTTCTCCATAGATAATACCATCGGTCATTGGAACATATGTAACTGTTACATCGTCTCCAGAAACAGTTAAAGAACCATCCATACCTTCAAGTTTCATCATTGGAATCCAATGGTCAGCGTAAACCTGAGCTTCGTATCGTGCATTAGCAATAGAACCAACAACTGTTTTATCGGCATTAATAACATCTAAAGAAGTATTAATTGCATCTTCTGCTGCTTTTGCACGAGCTTCTTCAGCATCAACATCAGCTGTACGATCAATAACTTCTTGAACTAGGTTATCTGCAATAACAGCTTCCGCTGCTTTTGCACGAGCTTCTTCAGCATCAACATCAGCTGTACGATCAGATACTTCTTGCACAATAGCATTAGCATTAACTAATTCAGCAGCAAGTGCTCTATCAGTTTCTACTTTAATACTTGAAGCAACAGAACCAGCAACAGTATCGTTACCATTAAGAATATCGATAGATGTTTTATTAGCAGTTTCTGCAGCGATAGCTCTATCGGTTTCAACTTGAAGAGCAGTATTAAATGATTCACTTGCAGAATCCATTCTAGAATATACAGAAGCTAATTCAGTTTCCATAGTATTTTGAATAGCTTTATCAGCAGTGGCAAATTCAGCTCTTACTGCATCATCAGCAGTAGTGTAATCAGTTATGGTTTGAGCAATAGCGTCAGCATTAACGTGTTCTGCAGCGAGAGCACGATTAGTTTCAGAAGTTACTAAACCTTCGACTCTAGAGATTTCAGAAATTCTGTTAGCGATTTCAGCATCAATAGCCGCTTGTAGTGCAGCTTCAGCAGCTGTTGCACGACCTTGTTCAGCAGTTACTAAACCACTAAGTTCGGTAAAGTCAGCTATCTTAAGAAATGATTTGCTTTCAAATGCTTCTGGTTTATAATCACCTGATGTTCCATCAAGAACCACGTAAACGTCTTTTGCAGCCGTTACAAAATAAGCTTGACCAGCAATAAGATCATCTTCTACTAAACCATCGATAGATGTTTGACCATCTTCTGGATTAGAAACAACATCAACAGAACCTTTCCAAGCAACTCCACCAACAATTGAACTTTCTACAGCGTTAAGACGATCTGAAAGAGCTGTATCGGCAGTACTACGAGTACTAGCTTCAGTAGCGATAGCAGAATCAGTAGCAGTTTTATTATCAGCAACTAAGGTACCAAGATCATCAACACGAACATCTACTCGAGAAATTTCAGCAACTCTAGTAGTTACTTCATTATTAATAGCAGTTGTGTTAGCGGCTTCTGCTGCTTTTGCACGAGCATTTTCAACAGCTACTGCATCATCAATATATGATTTAAGAGCTACGCCTTCGGTACGAATATTAATTTCTTCCATAAGTTCAGCTTCAATTCTTTGCTCTTCAGTAATAGCACGGTTAGTTTCTACTAAGATTTTAGAATCTACGGAACCAACTACGTCGGTACCACCATTAAGTGTCGTAAGCTTGTCTGAGTTAACTGTTTCAGCAGCGATTGCTCTTGCAGCTTCTGCATCGATAGCAGCAGTTAAAGAAGTATTAAGTGCTTCAATAGCAGTAGTACGGGCAGAAATTTCTTTATCTACGTTTGTTTGAATAACTGCTTCAGCAGCCACTGCTCTATCAGTTTCAACTTGGATAGCAGTATTTCTATCAGCAACTTCCTGAGCAAGAGCTTCAGTAGTTGCTTTAGAACTTGCACCAACTAACGTCTCAAGTTTACCAAATGTATTACCATTGGTACTTGCTCCATCTACAAGATCGAGACCTTGTTGTACGCGATCAGCAATTTCGATATTTAAACTAGTTTGTAAACTCTTTACAGATTCAGCAGATGCTGGTACAGCTGTACCACCAATACTAGTATCATTAACTATATCTCCATAAGATACACGATCTTTAAGAAGAGGTACAGTACGAGTACCATATTGTCTAATTTTAGTTATAGCCATAAGTATTCCTTATTTTTTAAAAATTTTTGGACTTTATTATAAGGATAATTTCGCCCATTTATTATCCATATATATTAGTTATCTAAGAAACGGTAAGATTAAAACAAAAGAATTTCAATAAATTATTTTATAGTTCTGAAATTATTCCTAATCGTTGTTTTTCTAGTAATTTTATCTTTTTTTGCATTACGTTTATTTAAATCATCAATTGTTTCGTAAACTTTTTTTAACTGTTCTTCTTTTGTTAAATATTTTGGAACTAGATTAAAATCAAGACATTTTTTTATGTCTTGATTATCTTTATAGAAATCTTTCCTATTTTGATAAGAGTCCAACTCTTTTCTTTTTTTTCTTTTTTTTCTTTTTCTGTTCCGATGATATTCCTTTGTAGGAATATCTTTTGTATGTTTTATATGGAAGGATTCTTCCGTCGAGGTACTTCTAGCATAAGTTAAATCCCCATTTTCGTCACCATCTTCGTATTTGGAAATACTAAAATATCGTCTAGGTAAACTCATATTATATCCTTTTAATTAAATATATCTTAAATAAGTACAATAAGCAGTACTGTTATTTAAATTAGTATCGTCTAAGAATTCGATACGTTTATCAATTTGATTAACCTTATCATTAATCGTTATATTTTCTCCCGTTGTCGTGGTAATAGTTAAATCTATAATATCTCCAACTGGACTATTAGTTAAAGTTATAAAATTAATTGTTTTATCTTCATCCCAATAAACAGTACAATCATCTTTTTGAATTACATAAGATGAAGTGGTTGTACCTGAGTTAGCCGTTGGATCACCAACTGCAGCTAAATAAGCTTCTTTAAAATCTTCGGCCGTTTGTCCATTAAGTCTATATGAATCTTGAGCCTTATCATTAATACCTAAGAATTTTTCATCAGATTCTGCTTTAGTGTAACGATCATTTTTCGCCGCTATAGCTCTTTGAACTTCATCATTTAATAAATTAATAGTTGTATTAAGTTTAGTATTTAAATCATCTTCTGCAGTTCTAGCGATTAAAGTTTCATTAGTCAGTCTAGTATCCAATTCGTCCTCTATCGCAGTCGCTCGCTGAATTTCATTATCTAAATCATTTCTAATGGTATCTAATTCTTGATTAGTACTAGATACAAAATTACCAAATGCCTGATCATTTATTATATCGACATTATTAATTAAATCAACTATTTCTTTAAATGAATCTGCGTCAGTTGTACTCAAATTTAGAATATCGTTTATGCGAACTTTTTCTGCTTCTATAGCTTTTTCCAAATCTTTTTCTTTAGTACTAGCTCTTTGAACTTCAATATTTATAGCATCATTTAAATTATTGTCTTTCTCAATACTTCTTAATGTTTCATTATTTAATCTAAGATTTATATCATCATGTTCTTCTTTATTACTAGAAATTAAATCATTTAATTTAGTAAGTAAATCATTTTCTACTGTTGTAGCATGGTTATTATTTTCATTAATCTGTTCTTGAAGATCATCTTCTCTTAGAATAGCTCTAGATATTTCATCTTCTATTTTAGTACCAGTATCATCTATTCTAATACCAAGATTATTTTCATTAATTCTTGCTAATTGTTCCTCTGCCTTAATTCTGCCGCTGAGATCATCAAATACCTGATTTTCTGCAGTTTTTGCTCTATCGGTTTCCTCATTAATAGCTAAAATTGTTTTAGCTTCTAGTACAGAAATACTATTATTAGTTGTATTAATACTATCGGTAAATTTAGTATCTAAATCTAATTCTGCTTTAGTAGCTCTATCAATTTCATCATTTATTTTTAATAACAAATCTTTTTCAACTACTACTGCTCTTTGAACTTCGTCTGTTAAACGAGCATCTAAAATAACATCTTTATCGTTGGAATTTTGATTATTTTCATTAATTTGATCTTGGAGATCTTGTTCAACTTGTTTAGCTCTAATAGTTTCGTTAACAATATCATCTGATAAATTATTTTCGGTATCTGTAGCTCTAGAAGTTTCATCTTCTATTTTAGTATTTAAATCCTCTATTTTAGTATTGGTACTTACCGCAAAAGAAGCAAATGCTTCATCATTTTCAGTATCGATACTATTAATTAAATCTACTATTTCTTTAAATGAATCTGCGTCAGTTGTACTCAAATTTAGAATATCGTCTATTCTTGCTCGTTGTGTATCTATTCTCGCATTTAAATAATCTAGTACTCTTTTCTCTTCTTGAGAAGCTCTTAAAATTTCTTCTGTTAAATTTTGATCATTTGTTTTTTCCGATTCTAAAGCTCTAGCCGTTTCGTCTTCTAATAATTCAATAATATCTTTTTCTGCTTTAACCGCCCTAGCATTTTCGGCAAGAATTTTATTATTTAATTCGCCTTCTGCTGTTGTCGCTCTTAAAGTTTCTGTGCTTATCTTATCATCTAATATTTTAATATCATTTGTAAGTTTAGAATTATTATTGTCTATTTGATCCTGAAGATATTGTTCTTCACCTTTAGCTCTTTCTATTTCAGTATTTAAATTATCAGTTAAGGTGTTTTCCGAATCTTGCGCTCTAAAGATTTCCTTGTTAAGAGAATTAACTATTTCATTTTCTTTTTCTTTAGCCCTAGAAGTTTCTTCATCAATTCTATTATTAAGATTTAATTCTATTTCATTTTCGGTTATTTCAGCTCTTTGAATTTCTTCGTTAAGAGAATCAACTATTTCATTTTCAACGGTTTCAGCTCTTTGAATTTCGGTATTTAAACTATCAATAATATTTTTAGAAAATGTAGCAAGAGCTTCATCATTTTCAGTATCGATACTATTAATTAAATCTACTATTTCTCTAAATGAATCTAAGTCGGTTGTACTTAATTCCATTATATCGTCTATACGAGCCTTTTGTTCTAAAAGAGCTTTGTCAGTAGCAAAATAAGTACTATCTTTACCATCCAATAAATCCGCATTTACTGCAGTAGCGTTAATACCTAAGAATCTATTATCGGAAATTGTTTTATTATAATAACTTTCTTCATGTAAGTGGCTATCATCATAAACGATTACTTCTATATTTTTATCAGTACTTCCATCCAATGAAATTTCCCCAGAAATATCACCACTAAGGCTTAACTTAATTTCTTTAGCAAGACTTGTGGCAGTTCTAGCATTTCCAGTTGTACTAGCATTAATTAAATTAGGTAATCTATCTTTATTAAGAGTACCTTGTTTAATTTTAGAAGCATCTAAATTCGATAAATTAAAACCATCTCCATAAAGAGCTTCTGCAGTAACATTTCTAGTAATATTTAAATTATTATAAACGTAAGCGTTTTTATTCTTATCTGTTTTAAATGACCAAGTTCCATCGGCATTTACAAAACCAATTTCATCTTCTAAAGTCCATCTAACATATTCTCTAGTTACCCAAGATTCGTCTAAAGATCTTAGAAATCTATCCTTTCTATTTTTTGGATAAAGAATACTTCCAGTTTCATCTTCCTTACTTTCCCAATAAAGACCTGCATAGCCTTTTTGGGAATTTTGTAACCACCCATAGAAATAATTATTTTCATCTATATAAAAATCAGTGCTTAATTCAGCCATTTTTTATCCTTGTTATGCTAATTCAGCCTCATAAGCTGTTGTAAAATCAGAGTAATCCGTTACATCAGAAATAGATTTTCCAAAAAATTCTATAGTTTCATTAACTGTGTCCATATTAACTATTGTACCTAAATCAGTAACTGTATCATCTCCATTATCCTGTACATATTTTAATTCTAAAATATCTTCTTCTATTGATTCCAAGTTAAAAAATTTAGTAGTACTGTTAAAACTTGGAATTGATACCAAACCAGTTTGTATTTCTGAAAATCTAGTAAAATCATTATAAAAAACAGAATCATCATCATCTAAGGTAGCATCTATATTTTGATTCATTACAAAATAAGATAGAGAGTATCCACCCAATGTTCCAGCATCGTATGACGATTTTCCCGGAAGACCTTGCGGACCCTGTGGACCTTCGGGACCTTGCGGACCTTGCGGACCCTGTGGACCATCTGGACCTTGAGGACCCTGTTGACCTTCTGGGCCTTGAGATCCTTCTGGACCTTGTGGGCCAGGTTCCCCTATATTCCCCTTTTCCCCTTGTGGACCATCTGGACCTTGAGGACCCTGTGGACCTTCTGGGCCTTGAGGACCAGTAGGTCCAGTTAACCCCTGAGGACCAGCCGGCCCTTGTGGACCAATTTCCCCATCTTTACCAGCTATACCATCAGCGCCTGCCGGACCACGTGGACCTTCTGGACCTACTGGTCCTATTGGACCAGATTCACCATCTTTTCCTGATAGACCTTGAGGACCTTGAGGACCCATCGGACCTTGAGGACCTGTTGGACCTTCAAGACCATCTGCTCCATCAATACCTTGAGGTCCCCGTGGTCCTTGTAGACCTTGAGGACCTTGTGGACCCTGTGGACCCTGTGGCCCTTCTGGTCCAACAAAGGCTTCTAAATTATCAAAAGTTGCTATTAATTTATTTAAAGATGGATATGTTTCGGATACCGTTGTAGTATCTTCTTGAATAAATACTATATCTACATCTGTAGTTGCATCGGCGGTCGTAAATTTTTTTAAAAATTCTAAGATATTCCAACCGTTTGATAATAACGTTCTAACATTATTATTCAATTCTTGTAAATTCATTCTTAATCCTTATTATGTTAATGAAAATGTTTCTGATGTTATAGTTGGAGTATCTAAAACATCCGGTAAATAAATTTTATTTAATAAAGTAGTATTTTTAGTAATTTGATTACCTAAAGTTATTAAATTATTTAATGATAAAATTCCTTCTTCCATTTTATCAGTGGTTATAAAACTAAAATTTAGTAAAGTACTCGCGTTGGTTAATTTAAATTGAATACTTAGTACTAATCTAGAACCTGGTTGAATTTCATTTATAAGTACTCCTAATAAAAATGGAATATCTTTTTCTAAATCAGTATCAAAATATAAACATATACTTTTCGTAATATTTATATTTTGGTCCATTTCTAAAATACATGTAAATTCTACAGTATCTTGATCTATTATTTGGTAAACATCTATATCTTTTTGATACCAGTACTCGTAATTATTAGCATCCGTTGTCTCAAGAAGAGGAATTTCTTGAGAACTTAATTTAAAATATTTTGGAAAAGTTATTGTATCCGATAATAATAATTCCGTTTTACCAGAATTTAAAATAATGGTTTGTAAATTTGCCATATCAATCCTTTACGAAACATAAATAGTACTTAATGCATAACTTGAATATGTTAATCCAGAAACACTTATATTATTTTCGCTTAATTCATTTATTTGATTTTGAGTTAAATTATAATTTTTTATAATTTTTAATCGGTATTTATTTGTTTCTTTATTTGTATTTAATGTATTTTGATCAGAAACCGGAGAATTATTTAAAGTAATGGTATTATTATAAATAATAAAATTATTATAAGTACTATCTAAAATATTATCATTCGTAATTGAAACCGATTTAAATATTTTAATACTTTTTAAAAAATTATCTAAATTATAATTAATACTTTTTATTATATCTGGATTATCCATAAAATTATTGGAATTATTTAGCATTGGTATTAATTCTAAACGATTTTCTAATATATCATATTGTATTACATAAGTATCTGAATAAATTCCAGAAGAATTTAATATAATTTTATTTGTAAATTTTAATACGATTTGTCTTTTTCCTATATTTATTAATTTTTTATTAGAATAAGTGTTATAACTTATTTCAGTTGGAATGGAAGTTAATAAATTAAAATCGTTTGGAAAATTATTATAATCATTTATAAAATTAATTAAATTATTAGATATAAAATTTTTTAATTTTATATAATCTGGATCTTCGATAGGAGTATCTTTGGTTATACTGGTACTAATATCAATTATATTTACTTCTTCGGAAATATTTATTAAATCAGTATTAATAAAATTATCAAATAAATTAATATTTTCGTTAGTAAAACTTTGATAAAAATTATTCATATTTTTTTGAATAGCTTCCTTATCAATTTCATCTTCCGAAATTAAACTTATATAATCTTGAGGAATTAATTTAAAAGTACAATTATAAACTTTTTCCGATTTTTTAAAAGTTTCAAAATTAAAATAAAATTCAGTATCTTTTATAATCTTAAAATCGTACAATTTGATATTAATTATTTTTAAATTATTATCCTCAGTTAAAGAATTTAACAGATAACTCATACTTACAGTTTCTTCATTTTGACTATCTCGACTATCAATATTTAATATTATATTTTTATTTTGTATTAAAAAATTTAATAAATCATCTTTATAGTAATTAAAATACTCAAAAGTAGTTATAAAAGAACTTAAAAAATAAGTACTAAATATAAATTTAAAAGTAAATCTAAATTGTTTTGTAATAATTTGGTTTGATTCTAAATCTAAATATTCAAACGTAATATCTGAATTAAAAAACATTTTAAATTTTAATTCATTATTAATTTGCGATCCAGAATTATTTATTGTAGTACTATCTTCCGACATAATAATACTTGTATTTTGAAAAATACAACTATTTAAAAACCAAGATCCATTATCAACTGGTTCTTTAATAATCTGTAAAGTTGTTGGATTTGGATTAGTAAATTGTTCTGGAATTGGCATTACCAGTTCTTTATTTATAGGAATACTTGTAATATATTTTACTTTGTTTTTAGCTAGACTTTGATTAGGTACTTGTAAACTACTAGTATCTATAGTTCCTAAATTTGGATTCATTTTATTAGATTTAAAAGTAGTACTTAGTACTTCATTATCATAATCTTTTAATTCGGTATTAATTTTTAAATCGATTCCACCTCGATCAATTTCGGAATAACTTAATAAAGTCAAATATTCTCCGAAATCTCCAGTATTGAGATTTCGGGAATTTATATTTATTATCGGTATAATTCCATATTTTTTATTTGTCATATTATTTCCTTTAAATTAATCCAAGATTTACCCAAACGTCATGAAGTTCATTATTTAAAGATATTATATTTAATGAGGTTCCTTCACCATTGGTTAAAGTACAATCAAAGATTAATGGTGTATTTTGTCGTACTTGAATATTATTTTGAAGTATGTCTTCTTCTGTTTGATTTATAGAATTTGGAATTTTTACCAAATTAGAATAAATAATGGTATCATTAAATGTTCCCCCGGTTGGACCAGAATCAATTATAGTTCCTGTGGTTGGATCCATAGTACTATCTTCGGCTTGGCAATATATCTGATCTTTTGCATTTAAAGATATACTACTATAAACTGGTTTAGTATTAATTACTCCATAAATATTTCTAAAACTAGGAAAAAAATTACTACAATCTATTATAATATTAAATAAACCACTTTCTTCGGAATAATGAGTACTTGTAACCAAATCATCATCTTGTAAAATAATACTTGGCAATGGAGTAATTCCCTCTGGAGCCTTATCATATAAAATTATATTATCAATATAATTTTTTATTAAAAATAAATTTTGGGTTGGGTCTCCTAAAGCATCTACATTTAAAATACTAAAAGATACTAATAAAGTCTCTTTATTTTTCTCTAAAAATATTTCATAATCTGAAGTTTGATAATCACTTAATAAAAACCGCATTGTATTATTATCGATGTAATTTAAAATTGTTATTTCCGCAGTATCGTATTTTATAGTCTCATCTGCGAAACTTTTATAACTTTTTACAAGTACTTGTAATTTTCCCGATATTATTTTATCTAACGGTATATCGACTACATAAATATTTTGGTCTCTGTAAACATTAGTATTTTGATTAACTAATTCGGTGCTCGAACTATCCCCAAGAATAGTTTTATCACTTAATAAAATACTTTGTATTTTCGCCCCAATATCATAAGTTACTTTAATATTTACGGTAACCCATTGATCCATAGTGGTATTAGTAATTGGTCTTTTATTAATATCCACGAAATCTACATTTACTATATGATTTTTTAATTCTTTCTCGGTATCATTATAAGTGAGGGTAACGTCAGTACCATTCTCTTCATTATAATTATCGGTAATTTGATGTAAGGCTGCTTCGATAGCATTATTCGCACAGTTTTCATAAGGATAATTATTAACCCTAGTTTTTAAATTATTTAAAAAATTTTCATATACTCTATCTATAAGCGACATAGTATCCTTCATATAAACAATTTCCATAACGCATTTTAATTTATAAATAATTAAATCTATTAATGCTCGTAGCCATTTTGGAATAAGCCAATCCAACATTAATTGCAATAACCATCCTAAAAACATATTTACATAATACAATATAAAATCCATAACCATCCGAATTAATTGACAAACTATTGTATCACAACCACAATCAATTTCTGGATAATCGGTTAAGTAAAAATCAAAAGCGATATTTTTATTAAGAACCTCAAATAATGTTAATTTATATGATTCGCATTGAAGTATTTTAATACTATAATAAATATAATTATATTGTTGTCCAGAAATAGTAATAGTAGGCAAATTAGTAATTAATTTATTTTTAGTATCTTCTATTAATGTATTGTAAGATACATCGAAAATATAAGTACCTTTTATACTTTTATAAATTAAGTACTTGTAATTATCTAATAATGTATTTAAAAAATATTGTCCAAATGGATTATTTGTAATATCTTTTAAATCATTTAAATAATTTTCAAAATCTTCTAACGATTCGAAAGTTAATAAAATATTTGCTAACTCCCCCTCATTAGAATAATCCGTATTAATAGCAAATTCATATGTAAGATTATATCGCTGTATTAATGTTTTAATTTTAGAAGCTACTAATTCTATTTGAGTACTTGCATACGCTTTATAATTATCTCCAGATATTTCGTCAAAATAAGTTACTTCTTTTCTAGCCGCAACATATTCCAAACATATATTATAAATACTGGTTTGTGCTATATCGCTATAAAACATTAATTTTTCATATAACCGATTATCAAAAAAATCCGTATTAATATCAATATCTAAATAAGTACCAAAGAAATCCAAATACATCTGCTGTTGTCTAAGTCTATCTAAACCTAAATCGTATTCGGTCAAATCAAAATAATCAGTTAAATCCAAATTAGTATTTAATCGCTTCATTATATTATCAGCTTGTTCTTTATATGTTTTCCAATTTACATAATCATTTTTTTTAATAGCATCTAATTGCCCTATATATTGATTTTCATATCTTTGTATTTCATTTATTTTAGCTATTAAGATTTTATTCGTATTTAATATAGTAGATGGTAAACCTGATCCAGTTTCTGGTATATTTAAATTAATTCCATTCCACGTTGGAGTAATACATGTGTTAATAGTATTAATAGTTTCCTTTATATATTCGGATTTATCTGTATAAGCAAATTGAAAATCTGGTAATAAACCTCTATAAATTTCTATAAATTTTTCCGTTGTTATTTCAATAGTTGTTGGGGAAATGGTATTATCAAGTTGAGTTAAAACCTCAGTATCTATATAAAAAGATCTACTTCCAGTTTTATCCATATATCCTTTAAATTTTTCTATAAAATTAAAATCAGTTATTAAATTTTTACTAAATGTTAAATTTTCGGTACTTGATGTAGTATCCAATACTTCGCCTAATGTTATATCATATGCCGTTTCATCGGTATATTTTAATAAATCATTATTATAAATATTATCTATTAACTTTAAAGAGGTTGGTAATATTCTTATTTCGGCTTTTGGAAATTTTGGAAGTTTTATTTCTAAATTGGCCATTCTTAACAAACATCTACATATACCTTGACCAGGATTTCTTATTTCGGCTAATTTATTTGCTTCGACATCGTTAGCTTTTGGTATATTATTTATAGGAGCATATTTTTGTAAAGTTTCATAAAGCGATTGTTGTAATTCTTGTTTAGCCACAAAATTTTGAGTTTCTGATTCTATTTTTTCCTTTAATGTTAATACGGCCGGTTGATTATTAGAATTCGTTAATACCAAAGAATTACTTAAAATTTCTTGGTCTTTTAAATCTTTCATAATTTTAATTAATTCTTCTGAATCTTTTTGACTAGTCTCCCTTGAAGATACGCTAATACTTCTTTGTGATTTTACCTGGGTACAATTTATTATCTTATTATTTAATTCTTTAATAGGTTTAATAATTATATCAAATAGTGATCCAGACATAATTTTATCCATCATTTGCTGAAAGGATTGGATATACGGTAGTATTGGAGCCATCCAGTTAAAATCTACCGGGAGCCAAGGATTACCCGGAATAGGAGATATAAGACAAAATAAAGGTTCTATAGCGGTATAAACTTTAGTAATATCCCTAACAATTCCTAAAATTTCTTTCATGAAATTAGAATCTCCTCCACAACTATCTGGAGCTAAATTTGGAGATAAACCACAATCGGTATGTTCTTTTGAACTAGCCAAATATCTAAAAATTGGTACTACTGTTTTATTATATTCGTCCGATATATTACAACAACCCATCTGTTGGAACACCTGAATTAAAGTATCGTTTAATCTTGATATTTCATAACTAAATTCGTCGGCTTTTGTAAATAAAGTTAAGTTAGGTCTTGGTTTAGATAAAAAATTTGGTAAAGCGAAATCCATCGTAACATTAAAATTAATATTACAATAAAAATTAAATGTATTATTATCGTATGTTGGTGTACCGGTACTAGTACTTCCAGCTGTTATATCGATAGTATCGAAATATAGGTCGGTGGGTGATTCCGTATCCTTCTGAATTAAATCAACGAAAGCTATTTCGGAATAACCTTCTAAATTTAATTCAAAAGAACTATCACGTTCTGTATAAATCATTCATTATCCTTTTAAAAAATTACTAGAAAGAATACTTAAATCAACATTTAAATCAGTAAAATTATCATAAGTATATGTAAGATTATTATCACCTGTTTTATAATAATCTCTTACGCCTTCTGAATATTGTAATTTATTTCTGTGTTGATTTTCGTGTAATTCATTTAAGAAAGTTTTCGTTATATTATCTTTTTTAAAAAATACACCAGAAATACTTTTATCTGTTGGTGAAGCGATTGAAGCGGTATCTGCAATCATTGCGTCTGATAATACCGAACCAACAACACTTGAAGCAATATTATCAAGACTCATAAATGTACCAAACGCCATAAATCCAAGGTGTATAGAAGTACTAGCCGCGATAATACTAGCCGCCAACGATGGCGCAACGGAAGCTGCTACACCAAGATTATTTAAAATAACCCCATCGTTTGCCATAGTACCTATAGCATTTGCTTTAAAAGTACTTGTCTCTGCAGACATAGTACTTTCTTTACTTTCCATAGCAGAATAGACGTGTTTATAAGCTAAGTTTGTCTCATCATTTATTAAACTTTGTGTTCTATAAAATACTTTTGATTCTAAATTTAACGTTAATCCAGCTTTTAAATAAGTACTTAACCATCCTTCAACATGTACGACACTAGAATTTAAAGCCGCTTTTTGAGTACCTGTCAAATTTAAAGTATTCGCTCTAACGTGCATTTGACCCATACTTTGAAAATTTACGCTTTCTCCACGTATATCTAATTTTTGAGTATCGAATGATAAAAATTCCTCACCTTTTATAGCTATACCTTTATCGGTTATATTTATAAATGTGTTTGCTTTATCTCCACTATTGATACTAAAACCTGCTTCACTAAATACAATACTTCTTTCACCAAAACTTATTATTAATCCATTTTTAGATAATTCGAAAGATGATGTTGGTTCATTTGCGTCATCGCTAGTTTGCATAATAATACTATTATCATCCATAAAAAAATCAGTTTTGTTTGAATTACTTATATGAAATCTATTTTTAGAATCATCAAAATATATTCTAGAACCATTTGGAGTTTCAGTAATTAAATAATAACTATCTACTGCCTGTCCAGGAGGAACTGCTTGGGAATCATAATGCAATTCTGTTATCATCCCAGTACTTATTTTATTAGTACGAAATTCTATTATTACTTTAGTACCTGGTATTAATGGAGCATACGAACCAGAAAAAACAGAAGTAGTCGTATTTTTTAATTTTACAGCGCTGTAATTATTCAATTTATTTTCTACAAGTACTAATTTATCTTCTGTAACAATTGATGGTATATGTACAAAATATTTTGTTGGGTATTTTTCATCAAAATAATCCGCTATAATACCAACAAATTTTTTTCCTACTAATTTTCCAGACATGTTTTTCCTTTAATTTAATTATTATTTAGTTCTTTATATCTTATAGAAGCTTTTTAAAATATTCGAGTTTTTATCTATAGTTAACTATTGATACCACGTGGTATTAATAGTAAGTATAGTTATCTATATACGTTTGTCTCTTTAGTTGATGGTACTGATAGTTAACTATCTATAGTGCGTGTACGAATAGTTAACTATAGATAAAAACTCGCGTATTTTATACGAATACGGCGACAGGAAATCATAGAAGCCAAAAGGCTTCTATGATTTAGATATTCCTAATTGAGCTTCAAGAGCTGCAATACGATCAATTAATTTAACAAAGTTTTGTTGAAAAGGTAAATTCCAATTTGGAGTATCCCTCCCAACCAAGGTAATACCTTTATAATCTATTAAAGTAATTGGTGGGATGGCAATTGGATTACCATCGATATCTGTAAATTCGTAAGTCATATCGACTCCTTACATTATAATAACTTTTGTGTCACTAATTAGTTAAACTCAACCTTCTGTTAATTGATCAAAAACATTATAAGAATGTTTAGATAAAGTATCATCAATTACTAGAACTTCATTAAGTTTATCAAGTGCTTCCTTTTTAACTAAATCGTTAGTTTCATCTAATGGAAAACCATCGAATGAATATTGAATATTTGGACGAACTAAAGAGTTATCTGTAATATTAGAATCGTAAATTGATTTAAGATCGGTTTTAGGGAAAACACCATCCATATAATCAACTTTAATAATATCATCGATAACGAATTTATTTGCAGTATTTCCTAGAACTGGTTTAGTTTGAATAATCCATACTTTACCTTTATAAGAACCCACCTCAAAATTAGATACTGAATCAGTAGCAGATTTCTTAATTGCTCCACCACTATACGGATCAATAATTGAAGTCCATTGGCGATGAATTCTAAATATTGGTGCTCCCCAATATTCTTTATATTGGATACTAAAGTTACGATCGATTTGCTGACCAGTTACGAATGTAGCATCAACTCCACCCATACCCATAATATCTTCGGTTTTTAATTGTCTATCTCCTGGTGGTGTATAAGACTCGGCTGAAGATAATAGAAGATTTGATAAATTTGTTTTATCACCTTGTTCAAAAATATCCGGAAATTCGAAAAGTACGTAAAAGTATCCTTTAATAAACGGATGTGCATTTTTTTCTAAATTTGAACCACCTTGATATCTATTTCCATAGACAGCAGAGCTAACGTTACTAAAGCTAATTGCGTTAAATGCCATAATAATTCCTTAATTTGATTTATTGAATCAATAATCCAAGAGGATTATTGAACTTGAATTGGGATACTGATTGTCTCAATTGTTCCAACTGGGTTAATAGTAATACTTACTACTAAATGATTTTCTTCTTCTATAAAATATACTTTAATTTTAATATCTTGGAAGATACCATCTTTAAGGTTATCAGCAGAAATTCTATAACGATCCATATATCTAGAAACAATATTTGTAATTTCATTAATATTTGACCCAAGTGCTTTAACTTGAATAAAATCTTTAAGAAGTTTTGGAATATCTTTTCTCATCCTATGAATAGGTTTAATGATATTAATTCTTGATAATTTAGAAGCTTTTTTATAAGCGCTAAGTTGATCAATTTCATAAGTACCATCAGTTTCTTCAATAATGGTATTAATTTGCATATTTCTAAGTTTTTCAATACCTGCCGAAGTAATAGTATAAGATAATTTTACAGAACTTTCTAATAAAGCACCTTTATTAATATTAGCCGGTGGTTCAGTGATACTATATTCAGAATCTATTTTAAGATTAATTAACATAGCCATATAACTATGTGGAATAGTAATATAAGATCCAGAACCTTCATCAAAATGTTCTTCATTACATTGACCACTATAAATTAAAGTATTAAATGAATTAACATAGTAATCTTGAGTACGTTTTGTAGCATCTTCATCTACGCTTTTGCTATAACCAAGAGAAGTAATTGGAATAGTAAATCCAATTTCATCGGCAAGATTAACAATACTTGTCATAACATCAAAATCATTTGTCCAATCTGGAATATAATCAAAATCGTATTTAGGATACATGACTTCTCTAATTAATGGATCTTGATCAAAGAATTGTAATAATAATTGTTTAGCGTTTGGAGCTTTTACAGAACCAGGACCTCGCATATTAAGAACATTATCGATAATAACATTTTCTCCATCGGAACCATTAGTAAGTTGAATAGGATTTTTAATAAGAGCTTCGTAAATATCATATCTTGGAAAATGAATTACTGAAGTTGTTAAAGTTTCATTTTCGTCTATATATAAATTATAGAAACCATTTTCTCCATTAATTTTTAAAACTAATTTTCCCTCTGTATTACCATAATAAGCGGCAGTATTAATTTGGGAATCATTTATAGTAATACTATATTTTTTAGTAATAACTGTACCATTGTCATCCGTTTGAATAAGTTTAAGAATTTCTTCCGGTTGACCAACAGTATTAGTTGCTTTAATACTAAGAGCATCGTTTTCATTAACATACACTTCGAAGTTAGTACCCGTACTTTGATCGGTAAGAATTATTTTGCGTCCTTGTTCAGCAATAACATGAGATAAACTTAAATTTTCATATAATTCTGAAAGTTTCATGGAATTTGTACTGATTTCGATTAGTTCGTTATTCATTGTAAATTTTTTATCTATGAATAATTCTTTACCAGTATTCATATTAAGAATAGGTACTCCAGTATCTGGATCTCTATCGATTAATGAAACTAAAATATCCGCTACTCTAAGTACTGGACCTTTAGAAGTATTTTCATAAATACTCGCATTTAAAAAGTTAAATTTATAATCTAAATCTCCCTCGTCATTTGAATAAAGTTTTTCAAAATTTACAGCTGGAGAAAAAACAATACTTAAATCATTATAACCAAGACCACGGTCTTTAGCTAAAATTTTAATATAATTTTTAAGATTATTAATTTTTAAATTATCATCGGTAAGAATGTCTTTATCTGTAGTAGTAGTACTATAAAAATTATAATCTTCCATAAGTACTATATTTGCATATGTGGCATCGTTTGCTACTAAACGCTTCCATAGAACTTTATTAGTACGAGTTAAAGCACCTTTAATAAATTTAGCTCCTAATCCAAATTTAGGAATATTTTCTAAACCTAATTTAACATCTACTTGAGTAGGATCATTAAATTCATATATATCTTCCGTACCGTATTTACTAAAACCTGCTATTAATACGCAACGTCCAGAAGCAGTATTTTGAACTAAGTATGAATTATCAATTAAACTAGTTGTAATTCCGGGAATATTATATGTTGCCATATTGTCTTTCCTTATTTTTTTATTTTATTATTATTGTTTTTTCTTTTTATTTTATGTATTAAACTAAAATATTCCACTCGATTACTATACCATCATGAATATCTAAATATTTATCAAGTGTAGTAAATCTTGCAAATAAAATATGATTAGTTTTACTTGGAATATCATTTATATATTCTACAGCGTATAATCCAGCCTCGTTAAATTTAACCGGTTTATCTACTGGTTCATCTTTTTGAATAATAATATTGTAAGTAATAACCGTATTTGCTGATACTGTTATCTGGCCAGTTGGTCCATTAATAATATGATCCTCACTAGATACCACAATACTTCCATCGGATTGAATACGTTTTAAATAACCATCATTTACATATTTATAATCATTTGTTGATGTATCGCTAAGTTCTGTTGGAGCAATACGAACAATATTTGCTAAATTAGTATCATTATCAAATGGTCCAACTGTACTTGGTACCCCATTATTACTATCCGTTCCACCAGTTCCAATACCAACATAATTAATTTTATAATTACTTAATTCTGGAGACATTCCCGAAATTAAAGCCGCCACGATTTCACGTCCACCCATAACTACTAAATTTTCTTCTTCTGCTAAAAGATTTCCATCGAGATCGTAAACTTTTGGACGACCTATAATACGTTTTTCTTTATTTCCTAAATTACCTTCGGTTACAATACTAGTTTCTTCGATAACACTTACTCTATCTTCTGGTTCAAGAGTACTACTATCAAGCACATGTATTTTTTTCATTTCGCCTAAATTTTCGTTTTTCATTAATAATTTCCTTATATTGTATTAGTTATAATATTTAAAAAATAAATAATTATCAATATTTGATAATTTTTCTTTTAATAAATACTCATAATCTTCTAATGGTGTTATATCTCTATTTCCAAAATGTCCATAAATTTCTTTATTTATATCAATCTGTTTGGTAATACCAGTATTTCTTTCTAATTTCCAAATATAGTTTTCGATATGTTTTGGATTAAAAATATCTTGCAAAAAGTTATATTTATTTATATAATGTTTTTGATTATCTGATTCACCTTTAACCATTCTATCTATATTATCATTATTTTGTTTATTTAAAATAATATTGGTATTAAAATTATCATTTTTTTCATTATAATTATACCTATCTGAAGTTTGGTTATTTAAGGTTAAATTTATTTTATTATTATAATTAATATTATTATTTTCAATAGTATTTAACCAAATATTGTTATTGGTTAGTATATTATATCTTGGTTGAGAATATTTAGTATTAATTTTTATATTTATTTTATTGCAAGGTAAATATCTAGCATCCATAAAACAACTTAATATATCAATGGTATTTGTACTTTCTACGAATATTGCTTCAAATTTATCTTTAACTATTACTTTAGCACTTGACGCAACTATATAATCCATATTTCCAGGCATAAAATAATTTACAAATAATTTAAAAACCGGAGTAAAAAAGTAATTAATAAATATATTTGAATTCAATATATTTTGAAAAATACCATTGATGGATAATTCTACAAATTCATTTCCACCCGATAAATTATTCAAAATATTTATATAAAAATTCATTAAAAAATTTATATAATCTGTTTTTGAAACTTCTATTATTTCTTCTGGTAATAAATTTTTAACATCTATACCACTATATAGTCCTGGTCGATTTTCAAACTCATCAAATAAATTTTTAAATGATGGATATTTAGATATCATAAAACTTTCTAAATCTTCAAAATTTTTAAATACCTTATTATCATTATAATTACTCTGTAAAATAAATTGCCATCTTCTCGATAAATCTTTTACTTTTTTTGGATCTATTCCTCCAAGATTTTTATATTCTAATAAAAGAATTTCTAAAGTATCCAATAAATCCTCGTTAAAAATTAAAGAGGTAGCTATTTCTGAACTTAATTTATAATCTATTTCCATTAAGTTCTCTGTATAATTTGGATCTAATTGCATTCTCCCTAATTGAGAATATCTTATAAATCTTAAATTAAAATATTGAAGAATAGTATCCAAATCAATAAATTGTAAAGTATCCAACATTTTTAAATAAGTATCGTTATCAAAATTAATATTTAATTTTTGATACTTAGTATATGTATAAGCTAAGGCACCGTTAATAAAATAATTATCAGAATGCAATAAATAACTCGAATCTATAAAATCAATATATAAAAGATTTGTATCCATTGGAAATACGTCAAATCTTTTAAATTGTTCTAATTTCATTAAATATTTACCAGTTAAATCTATTTTAAAATTTGGAAAGTATTTAAGTAGTTCAGGTTTCGATATAATAATAGGTTTAAGAAAATAACTAAGTATGTATTGTCGTTGAGTATTTTCTGGATCTAATGGATCCAATTCTCCTGGAGGTATAGCAACACCATTTAATTTATATGGTAATTTATTTACAGATATTCCATAATAATTTATATCTTTAAAAAAATCTACAAATAGTTCCGAGATAATTTTTAAATTATCTGTAGAACCTTTTTGTTGAAAAAGAAGTTCGAGATAATAAATAAGTTTTCTTTTAATAATTGGGTTAAGTTTTTCGTAGTACTCGGGAAGTATTCCATAATTTAAGAAAGTACTTTGTACTATTTTTTCACTTGGATTATTTCTAAAATTTTCTAATATTTCGGAAGGTTGATCTAAATAAATATCCTCCATTAAAGAACTAAATATATTTTTGAATTCTTTATTTGTATTTAAGTCTCTTAATTGAGGAACATTCATTAATAAATCTAAGCCATCACTAATATCATTTTTTGTAATTTCTAACATTTATTCTTTTCCTTTAAATTATTTAATACCACCGCGAGTTGTCTTCCGGGTTATATATATCCCGATACTGAATACCGTACTGATATGATAAAGCGATTGGTAAACCTAAATCACCAATAGGTAAAACAATATCATTAGTATAATCAATAATAATACCATTGTTATTCCAATAGAAGTTTCCTGATGTATCGGTACCATTTGGTAAATCCTCTGGTATTACGATTGAATTAATACTGCAATTAAACAAACTGTAAAATTTAGTACCTTTTATTTTATCAGTATTTTTAAAAATATTTTGTTCCTTTTTTAAATCATTTGGGAGTTTAATATATTCTTTTTCACAAAATGCTAATTTATAAATAGTACTTAAATATTTATAAAGAATCGTATAAATAGTAAAGTTATTTTGAATAATAATTTGAACTTTACTTAATGAGATTTCATCTGGAATATATCCAGGTAAAGTTTCATCATATTTTGGAAGATTCATTAAGTACTCTAAATTATCGATAATTATAAAAGTGTTACTTCTTAAATCTTTATCAACAAATGCTACAATATCTTCGGTTTGATATTTATCAAAAACTAATTCAAATTCTTCCGAAGTTGTATTAGGATCTAAAAATTTTTCTAAATCCTCTGGTACTATATAATTTTTTATTTTTGAGTATATAGTTCCTTCACAATTTTTATATAAAAAATAATAAAAAAGATAAAGATATAAAATATTTTTAATTAAAAAAGTACTATTTCCAGTTCTTTCTCCAGTCTCATAAATAAAAATCTTTTTTAAATTTATTAATATTTTGTCATCTTTGGTTAATAATTCTTTTTGTTCGTCAGTCAGATCTTCTACATTAATTGGAGCAGTGGTATTATCTAATTGAATAGGTTTTAATAACAAAGTATCCCAATTATTAGATATATTAAGAAATTCTTCTATACTTAAATTAGTACTTATATTTCGAATGGTTTTTAATCTGGATTGATTATAAGAACTGTTTTGAATACGTTTAATTAAATTATTAAATATTAAAGGTACTTTTTTACTTATATATGGTTCTGTGGAAGTATTTCCGAGTTCACTAAAATATTCCAAAGTATTAAATTCATAATATGCTTTATCTTTATTGTAATTTTTATTTATTAAATTAAAATTATCTCTATCCTTAGTAATGTATTGATACTCGTCCCAACATTCAGAACTTATAAAATTATTTTGAAGATTATCATAAAAATATATATTATGAATACTAAATTTTTTAAGATTCTCATATAAAATATTAGCTGTTTTAAATTCTAATAAATAAATTGGTAAAATATCATTACTTGTTCTTTGCATTTGTACACTAGTAACTTGAAAAATTTCTGTTTGATCTACTACATTAAAACCATCATCGCTTACTTTATTATAGTACATAAATAAATCGCCAACTTTAGGTTTATCAATTGCTATAATACTCATTGTACCAGAAGTACCTTCATTGTTATCACTATTTGGTGCATATTGAAATGGACTCATTTCAATTACTGGAGTAAATTCAAAAATATCATAAGTAAAATTTTCAAATTTGTCAAACATACCAGTACCATGAATAGCAGATTGAGCACTTGCCGTATAATCTGTTTGGTTAGCTGGATCGTCTCCAAGTTCTCCATCAGTTGGAACATTCTGTGGAAATAAAATATCGACTTGATCAATATTATTACTAAGATTTATATTAATACTAAAATATTTGATAACCAGTTCTGGATTATTCGCATACAATAATGTATTTTTTTTAATATGTTGTAATTGTTCTTGGTATAATTGGTATTGGTATTCATTTTGGTTAGTTCTATTTAAACTTAACATAATTACTCCTCTACCAAAACATTAAATGTATTCTGTGCTTCATTAATAGTTAATGAAATATTTATTTCAATACCATATTGACTTATAATATTTACACTAACATCATTCAGTTGTACTAAATCTGGATATGTTTGTGAAAATTCTTCGAAAAAATTAATAACGTTGGCACGTACCTGATTAAGTTTTACTATTATATTTTTTTCCTGAACGAGTTCTTTTAAAAAATTTCCATAACCTGGAGCAAATGGTATGGTATTGGCACTTGTTCTAATCCAATTTCCAAATATTTTTAATACAAAATTTAAATCTTGATCTAATTTATTATATTGATATAAATTATAATCAATATCAGTTAATGTTTCCGAATATTGAATATATTTTTGGGATTCCTCTGTAATACTATATCTGGAATAAAAATAAAGAGTAATTAATAATAATAAAAAAGTATTTGATACGTAATCCATTAGATATAATTTAGTTTCTGGATCACTCTTATAATAATAATTTGGATTTAATTTTGCTATTTCGTATATTAGATTTTCGGAGGTTTCGAATTTATCAAAAATTAAATTAAAATCCAAATATTGTTTATCTCCAATCCATTTTATATAATGATAATAGTTAAAAAAAATTTTACCTATTGTTATTTTTTCATCTATAGAAAATTCGTCAAAATTTATTTTAGAATCTATTAAATACGAAACATTAACGTAATTTTTTAGTTCTGGCATATTTACTAAATCTTCTAATGTTATAATAAATTGTCCTTCAAAAGACGTTTTAAAATATTTTTTATCTATAGTTAAATATGGATTAGTCATTTGCCCTCCTTTTTGATATTTGCTTTATTTACTTTTGTTAACTTATTTTAAATCAGTTTAAAAATTTAACGACAGGAAATTCCATCCAAAATGGATGGAATTTAATAAAGGTGTATAGAAATAAAATTATTTCCGTAATTATTTATTTAGTAAGTTTTGATTTTCTTTCAAATTCTTTTTCACATAATTTATAAATTTCCTCTATCATAAAGACTGGCAAATTCATTAATTCTGTATATGAAAAAGGTAAATTAGTCGTACTTTTAAATACAATAAAACTTTCTAAATTTTGGATCCAAGTAACCCTTCTATCATACCTCTGCGAGGAGTAGAAGGGATTTACGAAAAAATGATGTTTCGATATTCACAGGTATTTTATTAATTTTATGACATCTTGTACAATTAGCAGTTTGATAAAGATTTGGCATGTACTTATCAAAAATAGTTAAATCGATTTCATTAAGAATCATATCTTTAATTTTTAATGGTAAATTTTGTAAAAATGGAATAATTTCTCTTTCTAAGTCTTCCATAATTTCATCTTCTGATCCATCTTTAGCTTTACCTTTAACAATAATACTTTTAGTTAAAAATGAAATAGTTTCGACAATGCTAAAAATACCATTATTTTCCGCCATATTTTGCTCAATTTTTCCTTCTAAAAAATCCATTAATTTAATACGATCTTCTTCAGTAGGTAATTTTAAATTAAATATTAAACCACCACCCAACAATTCTTGTGTATTAATATAATCAAAAGGACTTTCTTTTGGTCCGGTTAAATCCCAAGGAGCTGGAGCAGAATCATCCTGCCATAATTCTTCCGTTTTTATATCTACTGGAAATTTTTCTTCACAGTGTTCACATATATGCCCAATGGTACCAAGATTTTCAAAAGTACTTACACTTAAGGCAAATATTAATAAAGCTTTATCCTGTGGAGTTAAATATTTAAGAAAATCCTCGTATGATTTAATTTTACTTTTTTTACTGAATTCGCATTTATCATATAATAATTTATTAAAATTTTTAATAAATGTATTGATAGTTACATTCTGTGTTTTTAAAGTTTGTTCTTCATATCCCGTAATAGGGGATACAATTACTTTTTCTTTTAAAATTACTAAATCAGTTTCTTGAGAATTAATATTATTATTACTATTTATTAATTCCAAAGCTTTTAAATAGTGTGGGACTTCGTCTTCTGTAGTCATTGGTTGAACTATTTCTTCTGTAGTTGCCATTATTTGATTTCCTTTAATTTAATTTTTATTTTTAATATTTTGGATAATTTCCAAAATCTGGGGTATTATCTTTCTTTTTAAATTGATTATGTATTACATGACCAACCCCGGCACCTGCGGTACCTATAACACCAGCACCAATAATACTAGCACCTAAATTTTCCCCATCGTGAAGCATACTATATAACATAGAACCTCCACCAAGAGCAGCCCCAGTAAGTAAACCACCATTCGATAAAATTTTATCTCTAATACCATTTAAATCGGTATTTTTAATACCATCTGTAACTTTCCCAGCTGCTTTACCAACCAAGTCGAATACTTCTGTTAATATAACTTCTTTATTTATTTCAAGATTCAAAGCAATCCTCCAAAATTTTTATTCATATAGATTGGTTATCTTTACTTTTTAAGGTCTTTTGTAAATACTCCAATATGCATTTTATACATAGCACCAATACCTAATACTAATCCAGTATTAACCATAACCATTCCCAATATATCCCCATGCAAGTATGAATTAGTACTCCAACATAAATCCGCCAATACGTAAGTCCAAGAACTATAATAAATCTTTCCTAAGAACATAAATAAAGCACCAAGTATTAAAAGTAATCCTCCAAGAGTAATTATATTACTCGTAATATAATTTAAAATTAATTCCATCATTTTAAAAGCTTTTTTACTTTTTTAAGACAGTATTTATTAATACTTTTCGAATGAGTACTATCTATATTTTTATAAGGTATTTTATTATTCTTAAGTAAATTTTTAATCATAAAATTTATATTAGACGCTTCTAATTCTGTTTCATTTCTACCAACAGGATCATAATTTATATTAGAATTATTTAAAAATATATTTATATTTTTAAATATAAAATCTTTGTTTAATTCTGGTAAGAATTTAGAGAATAATATATCTTTTAAAGATTTATCAAAAATACCTGTATAGAATTCATAAAAAGCTAATCCAATTATAATTGGACTATCCATTATTAGAATTCCTTTTTTTCCAATACTATCCCAGTAATCAAGTACTTTAAATATTTCCTGATACTGCGAAGCACTTACAAAAAATTGATTATTAATAGCCCTTGATTTAGAATAGGTCAAATCTTTTGCCACTTCTGAAGCTAGTTCACAATTGTACCCATTCTTTTTAAAATATTTGAATATATTTGATGCCGTGGTACTTTTCCCAGAACCTGGTCCAGCAAATAAGTTAATTATAATATGTTTTTTTAATTCCAAAATTTTTCCTTATTTAGGATTAATTAGAATATCTATATAGCTGGTTAGATAATTGCTGAATAACTATCGATAGTACGTGGTATCTATAGTTGTATAGTTATCTATCAACTGGTGGTACCAATAGTTAACTATTGATAGTTATTACGTTTTAAATAAATAATTTAATTGATATAATTTGTAAATTTAACGACAGGAGGTGGGATACTAAGAAAGTACTTCAGAGTAAAAGTACTAAAATAGTATCCCAAGAGAGTTGTGAGAGCTTTTCGCGCGAACTTAAAGCAATTTAATCAAAGGTTAAAAATGTTATATAGGTTTATTATTTATTTAAAGGAGGTGACTCAACTTATATAAACGGAGTGTTTAACATGAGCGTACGAACAAAACATCTAAGATGATAATATAACAATTTTTAAAGAAAGGAGGAAATATTTGGATCCGCACCAAATTCTTAAAGAAGTGAGAGAGTATTCTTTAAGGTCTTACTAACATAAACGATATTTCCATAATTAACATGCCTACTCCTAAGAATTTTAATTTCCTCTAACTTCGTGCTTTATTTCTAAAGGCGTGTTATAGTAGGCTTCTTAGTTTCGTTGGCTTTTTCCTCAGATGCCCAACTGCGGTCTTACGGATTTTTAAGTCTCCCGAAGTTACATAAAAATAAGACTTATTCTCGTTGGTGCCTAAAATTAGGCATATTTGGTTGTCCTTCCAGAACTTGAACTTTCGTTTCACCGTTATCAGGGATGTACTCTAACCAACTGAGCTAAAGGACAATGTGTAAAAAGTGTAAAAAGTGGCTCCGGATACTGGATTCGAACCAGTGACCAAGTGATTAACAGTCACCTACTCTACCGCTGAGCTAATCCGGAATGTTTAAATCAAAGAATTTCTCCTATGATTATATTAAGAATATCTATACTTTTATAAATAGATATTTTGGTGCCGATTATTGGAATCTAACCAATGACCTCTTCACTACCAATGAAGTGCTCTAACAACTGAGCTAAAACGGCATTATTTATTTCTTTAATTTGGATCCTGTCGGATTCGAACCGACGCTAGTTTTACCTAGACGAGTTAGCAACCCGCTCCTTTAACCACTCAGGCAAAGATCCGTTTGGTGGGCAAGATAAGATTCGAACTTATGACCACTCCGTTATGAGCGGAGGACTCTAACCAACTGAGTTACATGCCCATATTTATGTATGGTGTCCTAAAATATCAGCCTAGTACAAAAGAAAGGATATCAATATTCCAAAACTTCTCTAGGATTTAATATTTTTTACTATTTAGTTATTAAATCTTAAAAGTTATTAATTAAATTTTATTGGTTAAATTTTATTCTTTATTAGTTAAGCTTTGTTACGTTTTAAACGCAGTGCTTATAGCGATCAAATTAATGTAATTTTCTCCAAATTTTAATAAAATTTAAAATAATTTAAGTTGGTGGTTATGGACCACCGGCCAATTAATATTTATCTTTTTCGATATTTTAGGACGGTTTATTTATAGAGACTGTAATTCTATAAATGTATGAGCATTAGATATACTAAGTACTACATCAACATCCGTTTCAAAACGTTCTATACTTTCGCGAAGATTTTCTATGTACTTACCTAAATTAATAGGATCCATTAGCGCAGGATTATAAATACATTGAAGTTCTTTAGCTAGTACTTCGGAATTACTATTTTTATTACTATCAGAAGAAAGTTTAGCATTAAGAAGTTCTGTAATTTTTTCTCTCGCATCTTCCAATTCTTCTTGATAACCATTTTGAACCGAACTATAAATTCTTTCCAATGAACTTAATAATTCTTTATCTTGTTGAATACTATTTTTATATTCGATGCATTCTACAATAGTCATTACTTGTTCAGCAATCGTTACTTCAGTAACAGCATTGCTAAGAGCAATTTTAGCTTTAAGAGCACGTCTATTTTTTATAATATTAGTAATACTATCTAAGGTACTTTCAGCTTGTTTTTTTAATTCATCTTCGTTTAATAAAGTATATTGTCCTTTTTCAGAACCAACTTTATAATCCATAACGAAGTTTGATGATCTTCCAAGTAATCTTAATTTTTTAGATATTTTTTTATCTAATAATTTTAGAGTACTTAGAGCTTCGGTAATCGTAATAGTTTGTATTTTTTTTGACATTTTAAACCCTTTGATATAATTTAATACATATTATATCTATTATATCTAAGGGTCTATAATAAGTTAAGTGGCTTCCTCTATATAGAGATTTAATAAACCTAAATAAGAAGTTTTGTTAATTTCTAAAGGAATATCATCAAATGATATAATTTCTGGACTATTATCAAGATTTAATAAACCTAAATAAGAAGTTTTATTAATTTCCGAAGGAGTATCAACAAATGCTATAATTTCTGGACTATTATCAAGATTTAATAAGCCCAAATAAGAAGTTTTATTAACCTCTGGTACCGCTAAAAGTTGTTCTATTTTTGTTAATCGATCAACTATCTTTAAGAAGTTCTCTTGGATTGGTGCATTCCAATCAGTAGTTTTTTTACCTATTAAAGTTAAATCTTTATAATATATTCTTTGCCAATCTGGGACTTGTATAGTAGTCCCAGTATCGTTAATTAAGTAATACATATACTATCCTTTATCTTAAAAATTTAAATTATTTTTAAGAACTTCTAAATCATATATATAAACTGATCCAGCATCGTTAGCAGTCGTATCTTCTCCATATGCTCCAACAACTAAAGTATTATTATATACCGAAACTGCATATCCAAAATAATCCCTAGTTTGAGCATCACTAGCATGGATTTTAATTTCAGATGCTTTAATACTATCAACATCAAAATTTGTTAAATCATATATATAAACTGATCCAGCATCATCCGAGGATGCTGCATCTTCTCCATATGCTCCAACAACTAAAGTATTATTATATACTGAAACAGCATATCCAAAATAATCCTTAGTTTGAGCATCACTAGCATGGATTTTAATTTCAGATGCTTTAATACTATCAACATCAAAATTTGTTAAATCATATATATAAACTGATCCGGCATCATTAGCCGTCGTATCTTCTCCATATGCTCCAACAACTAAAGTATTATTATATACTGAAACAGCATGTCCAAAATAATCCTTATATTGAACATCGCTAGCTTGGATTTTAATTTCAGATGCTTTAATACTATCAACATCAAAATTTGTTAAATCATATATATAAACTGATCCAGCATCGTTAGCAGTCGTATCTTCTCCATATGCTCCAACAACTAAAGTATTATTATATACTGAAACAGCATATCCAAAATAATCCTTAGTTTGAGCATCACTAGCTTGGATTTTAATTTCAGATGCTTTAATACTATCAACATCAAAATTTGTTAAATCATATATATAAACTGATCCAGCATCGTTAGCAGTCGTATCTTCTCCATATGCTCCAACAACTAAAGTATTATTATATACTGAAACAGCATATCCAAAATAATCCTTAGTTTGAGCATCACTAGCTTGGATTTTAATTTCAGATGCTTTAATACTATCAACATCAAAATTTGTTAAATCATATATATAAACTGATCCAGCATCGTTAGCAGTCGTATCTTCTCCATATGCTCCAACAACTAAAGTATTATTATATACTGAAACAGCATATCCAAAATAATCCTTAGTTTGAGCATCACTAGCTTGGATTTTAATTTCAAGATCTTTTTCAGTATTGTATATATAAACTGATCCCGCATCATTGGTAGTCGTATCTTCACCATATGCTCCAACGATAGTATACTTTTCTCCTTTAATGACTGCATATCCAAAATAATCGCCAGCTTGAACATCACTAGCTTGGATTTTTAAACAATCTTGGAATTGAGTTTTTCTAATAATTGGATTTTCTTCTTTTTTACTAGTACTAAATAAATTAATATTATTTGTATAATTATTGAATTTAATTGCTGATAAAGTATCTCCGGTATCAGGAGTTCTAAATTTTAAAAATATTTCATTATTATCAATAGGAATTATTGAAAAAGGTTTATTTATATCTAAAGTCATATTTCCAGCAGTTCCTATAACAGTAAATACACCAGTTACTAAATAATTTAATTCTGGAGCATCTGTTCTACCATCTATAGTAATATCTAAATCTCCCTGTTTTATAATCCCTGAATCCATTGGATCATCAACATTATAATTATTTACGAAAGAATCTTTAGTAATACTATAAACTATTTCGGATGTTTCGGAAATAGTTACTGAAGGCATTATCAAAGCATTAAGGTATCTTAAAGAACCAGTCGCCATAACTCCACTAGATTTTTTAGTAATATTTACCATCTCCGTCCCATTAAGACTAACAATTACAGAAATTCTTTGATTTGTGAAATCTGGTAAATATATATCTTTTAATCCGGCGCCTACGAAAGAGTCTGGAAATGTCGAACTGAATGGATCATTTTTTAAAAAAGCGTTTGTTTGAATAGTTTTATTTAATTGCATATTTTATCCTATATTTTTACTAATATTTTTTGAACGTTATTTTCAACAGTACTGTCAAAATTAATATCTTGAACAATTACCTGATCTAAAATATTTTCGACTATTACTATTTCATTTAATGAATCACTTGGAGCAATCGTACCCCATACACAAGTACCAGTAACGTCTGGAGTAAAAGTAATTGGATCAACTCCGTCTATATTACTATCAAATTCTCCATCTACCAAAGGTATTGTAACCTCTCCAAGTTTATCTGAAATTCTATTACCATTTACAAATTCCATACTTTCATCTAAAGTTGGTTTTTCTCCAGTAAAAAATTGAATTAGAACTTCCCCTTCTCCAATAGCAGTATTTAAACTATTTTTAAGATCGCTTAAAAACGAATCCGTTACAAATATTTGCATATTATTTCCTTATGTTTTTATTCAGTTCAAAATTATCGAAATATCTAAATAAATTTTGTCGCGAATATTTTATATTGAATTTTTGTTTTGTACTTTCCCAACCATATTGTTGATAATATTTAAACTTCTGTTTAAATAGATTGTACTTCCTTAATTTGTTATCTAATTTTTTTTGTTTATTTAATAGTTTTTTTTCAATATCTTTTTTACGTTTATTAAAATCAATGCATCTACCTTTAGTATATCCTAGATCTAAATAATCATTTAGAAACACTTTCGGTATTTTTAAATTTTCTTCCTTCTCTAAATGATATATCCAAATACTCCCATATGATCCATTATCTTTACCATATAATTTATTTTTCTTTTGCAATTTATTTACTTTTATTTTATTATACTGAAACATAACACCGGTTACTTTTTTTCGTTCGCCATTATTATTTGGGGAACTTTTCATATAGTTAAAAGCGTATATCATTTTATACTTATTTTGACCAGTACAAAATTTAGTTAATAATAGATGACATATATAATGTTCTTTAGCTGTTAAAAAAACTAAATTATTTTTAAAATTAAAATTAAATTCGTTTAATTTATATTCCTTAAAAGAAGATGGAATTATATGATGACGCTCCGAATAATTATAATAATTCATTTCTCTTCGTTTAGCATTATTTATTATATTAAAATACCAAGTCCAGTATTTATTTTTTAAAAATAACTGATTAAACATATTCAACCTTAGTAATAAATTATTAATATTTAGTTCTATATTTATATAGCAATATTAATTAATTACTTTAAAATAAGATAATGTTTTCATAGATATTTTATAATCGATATAAAGAATACAATACGTAAGTATTTTTTATTTTCAAAATAAATTTAAAAAGGAGCCTTAAATGACAAATGAACGAATGATGTTATTATTAAATAATGGAGAGCGAACTGGTATCAACGAGGTATTAAATTATCTTCAAAGTATTGGTATCTCTGGTTTAAATAATGAAGAAAATGGATTAAACGAGATACTAGAAAAAGCAAAAGAAATTAATGAATACCAAGGAAGATATTTAATGGATGTTAATTTATTTAAATCTTTTACTAGTAATCATTCTCGTATTACTCCAACGGTATCTAGTACTTGGAAATTAGATTATCGCAATGCTGATGTATATTCTGGATATATGGTTTTAAAAAATGAGGAAGGTACAATAATTCAACGAGTACCTTATGCAACTTTTTTAGATATTATGAAAAATGGTTTAATTAATGAAGAAGGAGAATTAGAAGAACTTAAAATAAATGGTAATAAGTTAGATGGGAGTTTTATAGTTAATCATCACCGTAGACTTTTTTCAGAAGGTTTTTATAATCTTTGGAAAAAAATACATTTTCCAGAAATAGTTGAGGATAATGAAAACGAGGTTAATAAAGATAATCTTGAAGTTGGAAAATATTATTTATCTAATAGAGATTCGAATGGGGTATATTTAGAAAAGTTTTTAGGTTTTAAATACCTCGTTAAATATAAAATAGTCGATGGAGTAATGGTTTCTAATATTACTAGACAAAAATTAGCCTTACAGCTATATTTGAGTAATTATACTTTAAGTCAAAATATGAGTGAACGTACGCATGGAAGAATTAAAAATCTAAGCCTATATAAAAAATTAAAGTACTATGAAGAATTTAATAATCTTCCTTTTTTAAGAGCTATGTCTGAAGAGGAAGAATACAAAAAGATATTAAATCATTATGCTTATCACGATGGGATAGTAGATATCTTAGATGTATTACCAGCTCCTAAAAAAGAAATTGGTTTTAAATTAGTACCAGCAGAATACGATGATATTATTAATGTTATTGTAGTACGAGGCAAACGATTATTAGCTAATAATATCGTTCGGATATCTGGAAGTAATAATAGTACTTATTCTTATCAGGTTCGTCCAAAAGGAATTATTTATCCAGATAGAATTATTATTGGAAAAATAAAATTTCACCGAATGCAAACTGATCAAGAATATAATGATAATGGCTTTGATAGAAGTATGTTTACGGTTAATACAGATCTATCCAATGCGTATAAACTACGGGTCACTCCATTTATAAATAATGGTATACAATTAAATGTTATAGATGATATCATTGGATAAAGTAAGTTAAAGTGTTTTAAACGACAGGAAAATCTAGAGATAAGAATATCTCTAGATTAATTAAAACGCAATTTAACTCGTAAATTTTTTATTTGCTTGGAATATTTATTTTTAAAATTTTTTAAAGTTTCAGTCTGTTTTAATTTTATATAAATCTCGTTCTCTGTATTAGTAATATCTTTTCCATTTCTATAGTATCTATTTTTTTCGAAATTGTCTTTATTTATAATAGCTGGACCATCCAATCGATGCAATAAACCATTGTAATAATACTTATGTTCTTCTTCATTAATAAAAGCTGGTTTATTATTTCTATGTAATGTCCCATTTACGAACCAAGCTTTAGTGTAATAGTCCAAAGAGGTATTTGTAAAAGGATTTAAATAAGTAAGTTCATATGATTCGGTATCTTCTGGTGCTTCGTCCAAATTACCCTCGTTATTATAATAAGCTTCTACAATATGTGAATTATCATACAAATAAAAATTTTTTAAACATTTTGATTCCATTCTATAACCTAAACTAGTTATTATTGGAATACTGCTTCTTTTATCGACCCCAATTTTAAAACTATCTAAAAATATTATTTGTAAAGTTTTAGTACCTTTTAACTTTTTTAATTTTTTTTGTATTTCTTTATAACTTTTTTCTTTTTTTTCGCTTTTAAAAAAATATTCGCATTGATATGTAACATAATTGACATTATAAGTAAAACCATTTAACGATATTCTTATTGGATGTAGTCCCAAATAAAGTAAACGTTTATAATATAGAACATTATTAAAAAATATTAATTTACTTTTATAACCAATTAATATTTTCTTATTTTTTATAATTTCTATTATTGGCTCTTCTACAGTAAGAAACCAATATTCTCCCATAGGAATAAAAGTTCTTTTTTTGGCATATTTTGAGGAAAATAAATTATATAGAAAGTATTTAAAGATTATAAATTTTTCCAATAACCACGGATTAATATTTTTAAAATTTTCGGTAATATCCTTAGTAACGAAGGATTTTAACATTCCGTTTTTTAATTTCATTTGTTTTTCCTATTTTTATTTTTCATATAAATAATATCTATAATCGTTTAGAATAAGATAACTATTAATAGTTAACTATCGGTACACCCACTATGAATAGTTAACTATTAATAGTTATTCTCTTTTTTTGCTAAGTAAAATAGATTTTTGAAATTATCGAAAATTAACGACAGGAAATTCTAGAAGCCTAAGCTTCTAGAATAACTTATTTAGATTTCTTTTTCTTTTTTAAGAAATCATTTATCATCGATCGTTCTTTTTTACTTATGGTATCTTTTTTTGGAACCTTATTCATATTTGGTCCTTTTCTTTCTTTCCAATCTTCCGATCTTGTTTCTCGTTTTCGTTTTTCAGCCAAACCTCTCGTATACATCGGTTCTGCCTTATATTCACTACTTACTGTTCTATCAGCCATACTCTTATTAAATTCATGAGCTTTACTAATATTATCGAATTTTAAACTTTCTAATAACAATTGCTTATTTATTTCTAATATCATTTTTTTTCCTTATTTATTTAAAAGTTTGTTAGTTTAAATTAAACGACAGGAAATTCTAGAAGCCTAAGCTTCTAGAATAAATTAAAGGTTATATAATCAATGATTATACGTTAACGAAACCTTCGTAGTTTTTGATACGGATTGTACCAATACCTTCTTGACGAACAATACCAATCCAAGTTCTTGATTTGATAAATGTACGTTTAATACTATTAGTAGTCTCAGTAATAATATAAAGAGGTTTGAATAGTACTTCAACAAGTGAACTTTGGTTAGTAGCAGGTGCAGTAAGAACTAAGTGCATTAGATCATCAGCAATTGCATAAGACTCAACGATTTCAAGTTTATTGAAACCTGATTGAACTCCACCTTGAACAGAATAGTTACCATTCATTTTTTCCATAGATACAGCGAACTCTTGAAGAGATTTAAGTACTACAGCAACATCAACACCACAAGCAAGATATTGAACTTCCATATTGTTTGTTTTACGCATTTTCTCTACTAGAGACATAATTGTAGGAACAATATTTTTGAAGATATCTTGGATGTTTGAAGGTTTGAAACCATCAGCTGATCCAAATCTTGAGAAGTCTACTTCTTTATATTGACCAATTGATTGAGCAAATGGAATATTAGATTCAAGTAGTTCAGCAATTTCGAAATCTCTATTTAACTTGATTTGACCTTTTACAAAGTTTTTAAGCTCTGAAATGATATCAAGTTTATAGATCGCTGACCAATCTTGAATTACTTCTTCAATATTTTCAACTTCGAAAGAATCTTCGATATCTGCATTAACATCAATGATTTCTTGTTTTGGAGCTGATTTAACAACACCACGACCATTACCATTACCAAAAAGTCTGAATTTAATTTCAATAGTATCTTCAGTTACAGTTTTGTCACCTGGTTCAATAGTAATTACAGAAGAAGTAATACTACCACTTTCGAAATCAACAGAACCTTGAAGTTTATAAACACCACCAGTTACACCTGGAACTACAAAAGAATCTACAGTGAAGTTACCACGAGCACCTGCAATAGCAGTTACTGGAACATTTTCAACAGTAGTAGTTTTACCATCATCAACAACAACGTCAATACTTACAACTTTGAAATTTCTTTTAGAAAGACGGAAATCACCTTTAGCAATACCAAGTTCGCTATAAAGATTTGCAGATTGAGCAACTTTGAATTGTTTGAAATCTGGACGAATCATTGAAGTAGCAGTTGGGAACATGTACTCAGTAACTCCACCTTTTTCATCAATTACTTTAGATACCCATTTAATTCTAGAAATAGAAAGAGTTGGCATATCAGTTGGAACTGTTGTAACGATCTTGCTTAGTTGTGGCTCAGCATAGATGTTAATAAGCATTGGAATAGTAGTTACAGCATATGCGATAGCTTCTGGAGAAGTTAAAAGAGCTGAACTTTCCTCGATGAACATTTTACGTTCACGATCAAGTACTGGAAGAATTTTAGCAACAACGCTTTCTTCTAAACCTTTAGTAAGACTTGACACATACATATCGAAATACGAGTCATCAAAAATGATCTCTGCTGGTGTTTTTGCTTCTTCAAAAAGATTCGAGTGATCTTTCGTGAACATATCATAGTTTTCTAGGATTAAATTATCAATTAATTTAGCCATATTATTTTTCCTTATTTTTTAAAAATTTTTTATTTATTTAATTAAATAAACATTTTTCATGTTTAGAAAGTTTTATAAGGGATCTTACAACCCAAGAGAATAACTAAATAAATTTATTTCTTTATTTAGTTACTACCAGTTATTAAAGGTTTTAAAATTTCTTTAATATCTTCAAAATATCCTATTCGAATTATTCTTATATTGTTTTTTAAACAATATTCTGTTTTAATTTTATCTCGTTCTTGAGTCTTTAAGAATCCTTCTAAACCACCAAAATATTTTACCGGTTCGTAATGTTGTTTTCCATCATACTCAATGACAGTATTTAAATCTTCTAAGTAAAAATCAAATCTATAATTCTCAAAGAGTTTAATTTCTTGGGAATATTTAATATTATTAGATTCTAAAAATTCTCGAACTCTTCGTTCACCTTTGGATTCTGAGCATTTGGGACAGCCATGTCCATTTTTATGATTATATGGCTCCTGCCAAAAGGAACCATGTTCCGAGCAAATAATTTCTACTTTGGTAGTATTATTTTTATAATTAACTTTGGAATAATCGTATTTATTCAAATGAATTTTTTTAAAATCTTTTATGATTTCTTCTAAAGATTTATTAAATTTACCATTACAATTAGGACAACCATTACCCATTAAATGATTATTTGGGGTCTGTTTAAAAGTGTTTAAACATTTATTACATTTTATTAAAACATACTTTTTAGTTCCAATATAATCGATTAAATCGTAATTATATTTATTAAAATGAATTTTTTTAAATTCTTTTATTATCTGAAAAGTATTTTTTTTATTATTACCAGCGCAATTTGAACAACCCGCGCCATTAAAATGATCATTTGGTTTTTGAAAAAAACTCCCATGTTCTGGACAGATAATTTCTACTTTAGTTGAAGTTCCTTTATAAATAACTTTGGAATAATCATATTTATTACCATGAACTTTTTTAAACCGTTCTAGAACTTCTTCTTGAGTTAATTTTTTAGGCATTTAAAAAACCTTCCAGAATTTCTTTAATATCTTCAAAATATCCTATTCGAATTATTCTTATATTGTTTTTTAAACAATATTCTGTTTTAATTTTATCTCGTTCTTGAGTCTTTAAGAATCCTTCTAAACCACCAAAATATTTTACCGGTTCGTAATGTTGTTTTCCATCATACTCAATGACAGTATTTAAATCTTCTAAGTAAAAATCAAATCTATAATTCTCAAAGAGTTTAATTTCTTGGGAATATTTAATATTATTAGATTCTAAAAATTCTCGAACTCTTCGTTCACCTTTGGATTCTGAGCATTTGGGACAGCCATTTCCGGCACGATGAGACATTGGACTTTGCCAAAAACTACCATGTTTCGAACATATTATTTCTACTTTAGTAGTAGTATTCTTATAATTAACTTTCGAATAATTATAAGATGCATGGACACTTTTAAAAATCCTGATAATATCTTCTTTTGAATTTTTCATTTTCGAAGATTTTAAAATATTAGCGCACATAGGGCAACCAGAACCATTTTTATGATCATGATATAATTGAAAAAAACTTCCATGTTCGGGACATATTATTTCTATTGGAGTATTAGAATTTTTATAATTAACTTTCGAATAATTATATTTATCTCCATGAACATTTTGAAATTCCATAACAATACTATTTTTAACTTTAGATATCTTTAATTTTCCTAATTTTATTTTGGCGCATTTAGGACAACCTACTTTTCGAAAATGCGAATTTGGTTTTTGAAAAAAACTTCCATGTTCTGGACAAACGATTTCTACTTTAGTTGAAGTTCCTTTATAAATAACTTTTGAATAATCATATTTATCTCCATGAACTTCTTTAAATCTTTTTATAACTTCTTCTTGGGTTAATTTTTTAGGCATTTAAAAACCTTTTATTTTATAATATCTATTAAGCTTGTAACTCGGGAATAAATTTATTTAGTTATATATAGATTTTTCTATTGTTTATTTATTTTTACTTCCAAAAACTTTTCCAAGTCCGTATCTAAACGCTGGCGTTATTAAAGGTACTGTAGCTCCACCTAGAATTGCTCCACCTAGAACCATACCTGGATCAGCATCAGCTATATTACGACTTGAAGCCGCTGCCCCGGCGATTCCACCCGCAATTGCTCCATCAATAGCTCTATTCATAACATTCCCTTTGGAATAAGCATCCCCTAAAGTAATATTATCATTTTTCCCATCCGATGATGCTGCTCCAAGAGCACCTTCACGACCAAGCAAAGTTCCGGCAGTTGGGTGATCTAATTGTTCTCCAACTTTATAACCACCATACATTTGAGTACCGGTGTTTGCAAGAGGACCAAATACTGGTACTACCTGTGCAACTGCTCCACCAGTTTCAGCGCCTAAATTAGTATCGTAAATTTCTTTCTGTTTCTGAGTTAAAGCTTCTTCTACAAGAACTCGTTTATTTATTTCTAAAATCATAGATTTCCTTTAGTTAATTTTTAATTATTTTTCTTATTTTTAGTTAAATATAAATTAACTAACCTAATTTTTTACCAAGATATCTACCAGCTCCTAAACCTAAAGCAGACCACCCGCTTCGACAGCATATAAATCTTTATTATCAGTACATGTTTTTAATATCATTGCCAAAATTTTGTAAAGTTTGGATCATCTGGTTTAGTAGTATCAGTATCTATATTTGAATGATTTAGGGCTGCTATAGCTGCTTTTAATTTTTGTATATCTGGATCATTTAAATTATTTATATCAATGTTTTGTTTCGCATAATTTTTATGGTATTGATATTTATCATCGGCTTCTAAATAATTAACATTTTTATATTCAAATTTATATTCAAAAGCTTTGCAATCAAGTACCAAAATATTAAAAATTGGAGTTATCGAAAATAATATTTTTATATATTTATTTATCATATAATAACTTCTTATTTTTTTTATTGCCAATTTTTCTTTGGTAATTTTCAATCTTAAAAGCATTTTTTATTAAACAATTTATTAATATTTTTGTTTTATTTTTATTTAATGGAGGTATACGCAAATAATTATATAGCGTCCCACTTTTATAAATTCTTAGCCATCCATTCGGTGATCTAACTTCTGGATCAATATCATATTCTTTAAATAATACAGTACACGATTTGTAAATTGTTTGTTTGTCTCTTTCTCGAGAACGGTTATCATAAACATTATTTGAATTAGGTGTACCATAATTATTATAATGTTCGCAATCGTCTAATTCATATTTGTATATATTTTTAGCGAAACTGGTAGATATTAATAGCCCAACTATACAAAAATATATGAAATATTTTTTCATTTATCACCTCAATTGTTTACCTTTTTTTGCTTTAACAACTGGAACTATAATTTCAAATACGGTTCCTTTTTCCGAGGTTTCTCTTAATTTTAAATCCCCATGATTGTCTCTTAATAATTCTTTATTTAAATATAATCCAACTCCTCTTACATTTTCTTCTTGTTGTTCTTCAGGAATTAATTTAAGATTCTGTAATATTTTTTTAATTTTGGTACTTAGTATAAAAAGAGAATCTGAAATAATTCCTTGCGAATTTCTAATTTTAGATTTACCATTTTTATTTTTAGAACTATAATAATCTTTAAAAATATTTTGATATTTATTTGGAGATAATAATAATCCAGTTTCCGGATCTCTTAATCCAGTACCATTATCAGTTATAAAAATATGCATCATTTTATATGAATTATTTCTTTTACTCTTAGTAATTTTCATTTGCAAATTTATTTTAGTAGCGCTAGCTTCTATACTATTTCGCAAATGATTTGATATTATATTTAATAAATCCTCGTTCTTCAGATAACCTTCCCCATGTTTTAAACTCCAATTACTAAAATTATCATCTATAATAATTTCAAAATATGCAGCTTTATATATACTCATGGAATTAGCAGAATAATTTAAAATATCCAATATTGTTTTATTACCATTACTATATTTAAGATTTTTAAAATTACTCATTCTTTGTAGTACAGTATCAATTTGATCAATACTCGAATAAATCATTCCAAAATCAATATTTTCAAAATGTTTTGTTAACGTGCATACTCGTGAACAACTTTTAGAATAGTCGTATTGTTTTTTTAAGGATTGTTCTAATTTTAAAACGGCTCCTTGAATAATAGCGACTGGTGTATTTAATTCATGATGTATATTTTCAGTAAGTATTTGCATATTTTTTTCTCTAAGAATACTACTTGTATTTATAACATCTAATGCTTTCTGCTTAGATATTTTTAATTCATAAATAAAAAATATAATTGTAATCGGTATTATAAAAATAAGATAAATAAAAAAATAACCTTTTAACAATTCATTTAACATATTATAACTATTACTAGATAAATATAAATCATATTTTGGTAAAGTGATTATAATGTTTTTATGTACAGCTTTATTAAACGCTGTATTTAAACTATCTTTTATTAAACAAGTATTTTCCAAATCCCAAAGTTTATTTATAATTTTATCGGCTTCATTTTTTATAAGAATTCCATTTTTTACAATATATGATTTATCTCTATTTATAAAACCTATTTGTGAACAATTAGAAATGGTACATATATGCTGTAAATCTATTTCCTGATATTCTTCTATCGTTTTTATAACTGTATTTTTTAAATTTTCTTTATATAAATGAATAATATTATGAAAATTATTCCCAAGTACCGCTCCCATTAATAAAGTATATATTATTAACAGTCCTATATATTTAAAGAATATTGAACTGGAGGCATTGTACCACGCTCCCATTTTATTACTTTCCATAATTAATCCTTAATTTTCTGGTAAATCGCATTTAGCATTTTCAAATGCTTTATCTTTTCTTTTGATAATAAATTCATCAAAATATTTATGTAAAGTAATTTCTAGTAATTCTTTACGATTAGAAGTTTTATTTATAATATGTTTATAAAGTTTAATTTCCCCATTTGATTGGCAATTTGTTTCTTCGATTTCATCCATCTTTACTCCAAAGGTAGATTCAAATTTATAAATAAATTTAAATATCTCTGGATTATGTTTATTTAAAGTATGTCCGGTTACGAACTTAATTAAACAATCTGGATTACGTTCTTTTAAAAGAATTGCTATATCTATACCATCAATTTCTTCTCCATTTATAATACCACCTAAGGTAATATCTAGAAAAGCTATATCAATTACTAAATTTGGATTCTCTTGTAATAAATTTCTAATACTAAAACCGGCAAAAATACCAGTGCTTACTACAATATTAAAATGTTCATTTAAATTACAGCATTTTGCTTGCTTTAATTCGTCTTTTATTAATTCTGCCATTCCATCAAAATCATCCATAATAAAAATAGTTTTAAAATCTTTATTAAATGGAGCGTCTTTATTTAAATTAATTTCTGGCACTACTATTTCGTAATTATTTGAACCTAAATCCATAGGTTTTAAATAATCAATTTCTTCGTACTCGTCTCGTCCATTCGTTTTAAAATAATTTGTATATTCTGTTATTTTTTTAAATAATTTTTTTAAATTCATAATTGTTCCATTCTTTTTATTTTTTAAATTTTTCTATTCCGGTCATAATATGATCTATTATTATATTATATGCTTCTGAATCAATTTCATAAAGAGCTAGTAATAATGCCATAATACTTCCAAGAAGAACCGGAATTTTAAATAAATTAGTCCAAGCATACCATTCTTTTTTTGGTTTATTAAATTTACTATTATTTTTTTCTATAGTTAATAAATAGTTATATAATTCTGTATCCGCCTGAATAGCTTTATCCAATAAAGTTAATATTTGATTTTTATTATCAGTCATAACTTTATGTATATCATCATACATTAAAGCCATAAGTTCATGAATATTTTTAGATTCGTCTCTGACTAAATAAAAATGTTCTCTTAAATCCATTTGGGTACTTGGAGAATTATAACTTTTTATATACGTATCTCTAAAATTTTCTAATTTAGTTTTAACATCTTTTTCAGTCATCAATTCCCCTTTACTTTTCTTAATATACTTTTGTTTGAAATAAATCTAAACGCTTTAAATAATTTTTAGAAATAACTATTCATAGTACATGTATTGATAGTTAACTATATGTCGTATGATAGTTATTTATGTATATTTTAACGACAGGAAATTCTAGAAGCGCAAGCTTCTAGAATTATTTAAGAACATATACCGCTGTTCCAGGACCATGTAAAATTCTATAACCATTTTTTACTATATTATCATTAACTGATAAATTTTTATGATATATAAAATCTGGTATATTTTTTAACTTATGTTTCATAAAATATTCCCTTGGTATAATTTGAGTACAGTCTTTGGAAATAAATTTTAAATCAGGATTATTATTTTTAATATGTTTAAATCCTAATGATAAATAAACATTATTTTTAGTACTTGAAAAAGTTCTATTTCCATAAGAAATTATACTTGGATAATTAAATATCTTTTGAAAATTTTTTAATAATTTTCCGGCTGCTCCAATAATATTATAATTTCTTTTGGAACAGAATCTTACTAATTCATAATCATAATTTTTATTATATCTACTTTTTGAAAAAGTCATAATGGATACTAATTCCCCATTATAAAATAAACCATATCTAAATTGCGAATTACTCGAACCTTGTATATGATTTTCTTTTAAAAAATTATTCGGGGTTTTTGAATCAATTTCTCTGATTTGGCATTTTCTAGCATAAATTTTATTTTGATTTAATTTCAATTTATTTTTAATCATGCTTTTAATAATTTCTTTTTTATCTTTCCAATCATTTTCAAAAATATGAAATAAGTTAATATTTTTACTTTCGCATAATTCTGTTTTTTCTTTATGTCTTGAGCGCTGAAATAAATAATCGGATTGAGATTCATTGATATTATTTAAACCATAACTGTGCCAATATAGACCATTATATTCTATAGCTAAATTATATTCCGGTAAATAAATATCTAATTCAAGTGGTTTAATAATATCTCTTGAATTTTTTATAATTTTTATATTTGGATTTAAAGATAAAATATATTCCGTAATTTCTTCTTCTGCTCTAGAAGTTCCAGTTAATTTAATATAAGGTATATTAAATTTTTTAAGATATTTATATGGTTCAGTATTATCTAAAAAACCAAAATATGTTTTAAATTCATTCAATAAAAAATTCTTTTTTTTATTTAAGAATTTATCAATTATAAATTCTTTATTTAAATCTTTAAAATTTTTTCTATTTTGTTGTCTTGAATACATATACCCTTTTTTAATTAATTGTTTATTAAAAAATTCTTTTTTTAATTCTGGATTTTTCATATAATGAGAATAACCATATTTTTTTATATTATTATCTTTAGTAGTTTGAATTACTTCTGGATTTTGTCTAGGATTATAATAACCAGTTTTTTCAAAATATTTTATTTTTCTTTTTTCTTTTATTTTATTTAATTGTTGTGGATTGCGAATTCCAAAATTTTTTAAAGAAGTTTTTTCTTTTTTTAATTTTATAACTTTAGATTGCGACACATTTTCGACACCATATTTTTCTAAGTTTGTTTTTTGAGTTTTTATTTTACGAATTTTTTTAGATTCTTTAATTACTTCTGGATGTTTAGTATGTTCTTTACAACTGATTCTTAAACGTTTGTGATTATGTATATAAATTCTAGAATGATTACATTCAGATAAAAAACATTTGCAATCTTCTGGATTATATTTTTTTAAAATATTTATTAAATATGATAATTTATATTCTTCTAAAAATGGATATTTTTCATATAATTCTTTTAAAAAATTATTTTGTTCTTCAGTTCTATTTTTAATAGTACTTTGATTAAACATTAAATTATCTTTTAAAAATTTTAATTTTTTTAATTCTTGTATCATATTATATCCTTTAAGTAAAATATCTATAATCGTTTAAAATAAGATAACTGTATATAGTAGGAGTGATGTTAGTTATTTATTAATAAATAGGTGACAGGAAATTCTAGAAGCTTAAGCTTCTAGAATTATTTAAGACGAATATTTTTTTGATATTTAGCCATATCCATTTTAAGAGATTGTTCTACTAAGTAATCGATACTTTCGTTAAGAGGTCTAGTCATACATATACCATTAATACACACTTGTCCAGTCATCCCTTCCATAACAGCTTTACCATCTTCTCGAATACTTTCAAAAAGACTTCTCGATTCTTCCATAAGTTGTGGGTGAACCTCGCCCTGAAGAGCTTTCTTGTACTCGGTCATTTCTTGAAGTAATTCTTTAAGTTTATCTTTTGCCGAAGCCTCTTCACCTTCGGATAAGAATTCTTGAATTAAAGCATTGTCGTGAGACGGATTCGCAACTACATCAAAAGTTAAACCTTTAATATCATCGGCAAGAACTACAGTAACCCCATTTTCATTTTTAGTACTACCAAAAGCTCTTAAAGAAAATCCAATACTAATATTATCTTTTAAAAGATCCCTAACGATACGACCACTTGGCGTATTAAGAGTTTCTACTTCAGCATAGATTTTACCATCAATAAAATCCAATTTTCTGAAAAGTACACAAACATTTTGTAAAAGAATTGTACTACTTCTTTTCATTTTAGCAGCCATGTCCCCTTGAGGTTGTGGATGATCCAATTCCCCAAGTAATTTACGGGTTCTAGCTTTATCTCTTAATTGATAAACGATAGCTTGTAAAGTCTCACTTGGGTACATTCTCTTATTATTATTAATAACATTAGCTTCTTGAAGTACTGCTCTAAAAATTAATCTTGAATCAGTGCTTCCTGGAACCATAGATTCTTCTAAAATTTTTATAGGAGTATTTGAGGTATAAGCTTCTTCTGATATAGATTGAAACATATTTGATTCCTTAATTATTTGGTTTAATTTAATTTTAATTATCCTTTTGTTATAGCTAAAGATACAAGGTTAAAATAAACTTAAATTTAATTTTTTTAATTCCTCTGTAAAATTATTTTCCATTAAATCAGCGAAATTATCTTCTGCCAAATTTTCAATAATATTTAAATCCCTTTGAATTCTTAAATTCTGCATCGTAATTTCCTCATTTTCGGAAACATCCAAATCTTTTAAAAAATCCGTTCTCTTAATATTTTCCAAATCTTTATCTAATTGTTCTTTAAGGTCTTTAAATTTATCTTTTAAATTTTTCTCGCAATCCGTTTCATCTTCTGGATCTTTAACATCTTTATTTAAAGCATTTGTATCTATATCAGAACTATTTTTATAAAAAAATTCTTTTGTTTTCATTGGATCGGTATTTATAAATTCATTTATAAAATCATAAGTATCTTTATCATTAATATAAACATTTAAATTAATTCCAGTATTTACTTTTATTTTTAATAATAATAGTAAAAAAGCAAATGGTGTATTTTTATCTCCAAAATCAAAAATAACAGTAATTGGTAAATCTTTATTTAATTTACCAATACTGTTAAAAATAGCTCCTAAATATTTATAATTAGAATCTTCAATAGGTTCATGAATTATTTTTCCATTTTCTCGTATTCCTATATATAAAGAATTTTTATCAAGATTACATAAAATACTTAATTTTTTCATATGATATCCAATGTTATCCAAATAAAGAATCGCTAATAATATTATTTAAATTTTTTACTGGTTTATAGCCAAGCACTTTATATAATTTAAATACAGTTGGAATTCTTTTTAAAGCTCCAATACCAATATTATTAGATTCTGTTGGTTCGATAAAATTAATAAATGAGTCTTTTGTAGATATATCTTCTAAAATATTTTTTAAGTATTTTTGTTGTTCTTCGGTTAAATCCTCTTGAGTTAAAATATTTTGAATAATGTATTTATAAAATTCCAAATATTTATATACTAATTTAATAATACTTGTTTCATTTTTAATACAAGCTATATTAATAATAGAATTTATAATTCTGCTGTTTTTTATTTTTGAATTAGATTCGGATTCTTTATAGGTACTTAGTAAATGCATTGTGTTAACAGTATCCGAAATATCAGTAAACACTCTACTTTGTTTACCATCTCCATAAACATTAAAAGGTTTTAAATTTTGTATAGTCGAGTTATTATCTTTTATAAGTCCAAGATTTGTTTTAATAATATCCAAGTTCTCTTTAAATATTTGATTAAAATTAGAAAGTACGAAACCTTCTTTTTGATCAGGTCCAACTATATTAAATAATCGAGTAACTATTATATCCTGATTAAAAGTTTTACCTAAATTTAAAAATAGATTCTCGGCGGTTAATTTTTGTAATGCATATTGTGGTCTATAACCATCTTTAGTAACATCTAAACATACTAAATCATCTTCGTTCATATTTGCTTGTTCCCCATATACTTCAGAAGAACTAGTAAATATTATACGATTAAATTTTAATTTTTTATTATTTTCTGGATTTAATAAATTAACCAAATAGTTATAAATATTAAAATTTAATAAATAATCTTCAATCGAATGATGATGTTTTACTAATTCTGGTCCAACTGTACTTGCCAATAAATAAAGATTTATATTATTTCCAAATTCCTCTTCGTAAAAAGTTTCTAAAAATTCTAATTCTGAGTAATTATCTTTTACCATATCAAATTGAAAAAATTGTAAATTATTTTTATTTTGTAAAGTTTCTCTAAATTCGTCAAATTTTGGATTTTTTACTTTATCTATTATAATTATCTTATGTTCGTTATTATTATCCAAGGTACATAATTTTTTAGCTAAGTTAAATCCTATAAATCCGCTTCCTCCGAAAATTATAGAAACCATTCTTTTTCTAAAAGTATTTTCTATACTTTCATCTCGTTCTATATTTTCATTTAATTCGTTCATACTTTTCCTTTAAAATATTTTTATTATTATTTCTTGGTTTACAACCAAATTATTAAGCTTTATAATAGGACTTGGATATTCTTTCAATAAATTTATTTTATATACTATTTCTTCTTTTTTTAATTCTAGTATAGTTTTCTTTTTAAATGGTTGGTTAATACTACCTAAATTATATTTAGTACTTAAAATATAATTTCCAGGAATATAAAATTTATAATATGAATTAAATAAACTATCCTCAAAATTTATTAAATTTGGTCTAGCAATTACATCACATAATTCGGAAATTATTCTATGATCCTCATGTATATCTGGAGCCAAAGTAATTAAAATATTTTCTTCATTTGGGTTAATATTTTTAACTATCCAATTCTCCATTAAATTTCTAATTTCTTTTTTATTTTCGTAGAATAATGTATCCCAAGCTTTATCTTCAGTATGTATATGTAATTGAGTATAATCATCCAAAAATAAAAAAATATTTTTTAAATTTTTTATCTGTGCTTGATTTCGTTTATAATTAACACTGGAAGAATGTTTGTAAAAACCAGCACTAGCTACATAAATAAAAATTTTGTCATCTGGCTGTATATTTTTTTTAAGATAAGTCGTTAAACCAAATTCAATATCGTCCAAATGCGCCGCCAATATAAAATAATTTTTCATTCTTCTTCCTTTTTAGATTCTGGTAAATATTCTAATCTTTCTCTTCCAAATAATTTTAATTCGATATTTAAAGTTCTAACCTTATTTACTATAATAGTATGCATAAATGAACTTTCAATATTATAAGGCCAAGCAAAATATTTTGTTTTTTTATCCAATAAAATATCCGACGCAATAAACATTTTATCAATTTCTTCTTTAAATATTTTAGAACATTCTTTGATACCAGAATATTTTTTATTTCCTGCTATTAATGGGTAATGTATTTTATTTATTAATGGACCTTTTAAAAAACATTTAATGTGGTCGACACCATGCAAACCAACACTGCAATTATATTCCGGAGATAAATTTTCTATTTCATTTACTTCATTTATACTCATATAAAAACTTGTATCTTTCTGTCGGTGAGCTTCGGAACATTTTATAAAAGTTAGATTTGGTTCAGTATCCGAATCACGAAGTATTCCCAAAGAAATAAAAAATATTTTTTTATTCGGTAGTTTTTTTAATTCGTCCAAATATAAATAATTACTATATAAACCATCATCAAAAGTTAAAATTGCTTCCGGTTCATTTTTAGAAATACTTTGGATTGATTTTAATATTTCTGTATTTATTTCGTGAAATAAATACACTTTGTTTTTTATATTTTCCATATTAATCCTATAATCTTTATTTAAAATATCTTTTACCATAAACCAGGTACCCAACTAAATCCGGTCCATTATAATCATCTTTAGTTAAATTTTTTAATATTGTTCTAAATAAATCATTTCTTATTGCGCCAAATTTGAGTATTCTTTTTCTTATATCGTTATCTAAAAATGGAGAAACTATTAATAAATCTTGTAAGTTATTGAGTTGTAATCCATAATTAAAGTATCTAAAATAAAATTTCAGATACTTTTTTATTTTTTTAAAAAAATTCATATTAATCCTTTTAATATTTCTTCAACTTCTTCAAAATATGCTATTCGAATTATTCTTATATTATTCTCTAAACAATACTCTGTTTTAATTTTATCCCGTTCTTGAGTCTTTAAGAATCCTTCTAATCCACCGAAATAATCTACTGGTTCGAAATGTTGTTTTCCATCGTACTCAATAACAGTATTTAAATCTTCTAGATAAAAATCAAATCTATAATTATCGAATAGTTTAACCTCTTGGGAATATTTGATATTATTTTCTTCTAGAAATTCTCGGACTTTTCTTTCACCTTTTGATTCAGAATTTTCTTGAGCACATTTTGGACATTCGCAATTCATGTTACTATGTGTATTGGGAGTTTGCCAAAAACTCCCATGTTTTGGACATATTATTTCTATTTTTTCCATACTATGTAAATATTGAACTTTACTATAATCGTATTTATTACCATGAACTTTTTTAAAATTATTGATAGCTTCATACTGAGTTAATAACCGATTTTGAATATTACATTTTGGACAACCAGATCCTTTTATGTGGTATTTTGGGGCTTGTAAAAATTCCCCATGTTCTGGACATATTATATTTATCTTAGAATTAAGATTTTTATAACGTACTTTTGAATAATCATATTTATCTCCATGAACTTCTTTAAACTTTTTTATAACCTCTTTTTGGGTAAATTGGTTTCGACCGGCACATTTTGGACAACCAATTTTTCGTAAATGATCGTTCGGTGATTGAAAAAAACTTCCGTGCTCTGGACATAATATTTCTACCTTAGTCATAGTATTTATATATTGAACTTTACTATAATTGTATTTATCACCATGAACTTCTTTAAAATCGGTTATAACATTTTCCAAAGATTTTTTTAAAATTTTTTTAATCTTATTAATTCCACATTTAGGACATCCAGCCCCATTTTTATGTCCATTTGGTGTTTGTAAAAATTCTCCATGTTCTGGACAAATAATAATAATCTTAGTATTATTATTTTTATAATTTACTTTCGAATAATCGTATTTATTACCATGAACATTTTGAAAATCTTTTATGGTTTCTTCCGACGTTTTTCGTCTAGCCATATTTTTTCCTATTCGAATATTAGGGATTCTCTAATATTTTTTCTAGTCTGTGTATTTATAGTTTCGTCTTTGATTGGGTCACTGACATAATCAACCGCTTCGGATTCCTGTAAAGATGTTTCGACACTATGAAGATTAATATATTTATTACTCCATTTGATTGGATTAGTTTTTACTTCTGGATTAATAGGTTTTAAACCTATTGCTAAAAGTCTTTGATTTACAAGATACTTCGTATATTGTTTACTAATCTCTGCATTCATTCCTGGAAGATTTCCTTTTGAGAATAAATGATCTGCCCACTCAAATGATTCTTCTTGAGCTTCGAAATATGCATCATATATCCAAGGTTTTAATCTTTGAACTACTTTTTCAAAAAGAACATGTTTCTTTAAAGAATTAAATAAGTACTGTGTTAAGGCTAAGTGTTGTTTTTCATCCCGTTGAATGAATTGTAATAGTCTTGAACTACCAGCCATCTTTCCACAGAATTCAGTAATACTCCAAATAGCCATAAAACCAGGGTAGAAATGAATTCCTTCTAGAATATTCATACTAATAATAGCCTTAATAATATCTTCCAGAAGTTCTTCAAACTCTTCATCTAAAATATCGATATTATTTTTAGTTTTATAAAGATATGTAATAATACTATCGTATAATTTATTTGGTTCACGTACTGTTGTTGTAGCGGCTTTAAGAAGAACTTTATTATCCCAAATATTATTAAAAATGATATCTGGATCGGTATATAAATTCTCAACCATGTAACTATAGGTTCTTGAATGTATTCTACTTTCTTGAAATTCTTGTTCAAGAAGCACTGCTTCAAATTCTGGGTTAGTAGTTAATTGTCCAAATGTTAGTAATGGACTACGACCTTGTAATGAATCTAAAAATACTAATCTAGAAAGTTGTTCCGAATAAACAAAATCTTCTACTTCTGTAAATGACTCTTTATCTAATTTATCTTTTTGTAATTTAATTTCTTCTGGAAACCACATTTGTCTTTGAATAGTCATTGCCATATTACTTAAGAAATTAAAATTATTTTTATCATATCTTTGTGTATTTCTAGCTTGTCCAAAAAAAAGTGGCTCAGCTACAGTATCTACTTTTTCTAAAGTATATATATCGTATTTAGTTTTCTTTTCTTCAATAAAAGCGCAATCATCCAGAATTAATAATTCCGGTCGTTCCCCTCTAGGATAATTTTTTAAATCTTTCTCTAAAGAATGGTTATGCATGATATTCCTTATGTTTTAATTTATCTATTAATTTAGTACTTGAGTATCCAAGAACGTTTATATTATTTTTAATACAATATTTAATTAAATATTTAAATATTTTTTTATTCATAAATGCAAATTCATCCAGAAATATTTTATTTGGTTTTTTAAATTTTAGAATTTTTTTAAGTTCTTTTTTTGTACTTGGTAATATAGAAACCAAAGATTTTGTTTTTCCATAAACCGTTCTGGCAATATTAGGTGTAATTACGAATAAAACATTATCATTTGGGTATTTTTCTTTATTCGCTTTTTTAATTAATTTTGTGGTTTTTCCACTTTGTCTATCCCGATATTTTAAATCTATTTTTATTTTAGATTTCATAGTAATCCTTTTAATTTAATTATCTTTTATATTCTTCCAAAAATCTATAGCTTTCAATACTTTATTAATTCTAACTGTATCTCTATCTAAGTAATGAACATTTAATAATTTTTTTAAATGTTCATCTAATTTTTGAATTCTGTATTCTATAAATTCATCTGGGATATATTCTATATCTTTTGTGCCATAAAGATATTCGGTCTTCGATAAAGAATTATTTTGTAGAACCATTTCGGCTTTTTTAGTATTGATCATTGTCGGTTCTTCACAAATATATTTATCTTTTTTATCATTAAATAAATCATTTTCGGTTATATAATGGGCCAAATTTTATCCTTTAAAATAAGTATCCTGTTTTTTATAATACTTCTTAAGTTTTTTAAGACCTTCTTTATTATTGTACTGTAACCCATCTATAATAATTCCGGTACAAATCCCTCTTTTTAACATATCTTCTGCTTCTAACCAAAAATCTTTTCCTTGGTTTAAACGCTTCCATTCTTTCTTAGTAAAATATTTCTGAGCACTTCCTAAAAATTTATCCAAATGTTTTTTAGAAAATTTTATTCTATCTATCATATCCGACATTTTTCCAGCAGCTCCACCAGAACTATGATGAAACATAATTCTAGAATTTGGATAAATTAATCTATTTTCTAAAGATATAAAAGTGAATGCTCCTGCACTAGAAGCATGAGAAGTAATAGTAATACTAATTTTATGTAATCTATTTTCTCTTTTAAAAACTTTTTCTAAGTCCTGTAATGTATTAATAAATTGTTGACATTCGGTAACATACCCACCATTACTAGAAACATATATTCGTACAGTATCTAATTCAGGATTAACCATTCTTAATTCATCTAAAATTTTATAAAGATTTGGTTCATCGTTTAAAAAATTATCTAAATTTAATAAATATAGTTTTGGATGAAGATACTTATTTTTCTTTTTATCAATAAGAATTGGTTCTTGTGGTTCTACTGTTAAATGGTGCTTTTTAGCGGCTATATTATAATGTTTTCCTTTTTGTTCTTTTTTTGGTTCATGTGGTTTTTTTATTTCAGTTGGTTTGATATTTTTCTTTTTCATATTTTTTCCTTTAAATTTATAATTTAAGGATGTACTATAAAGTACATCCACCACCAGAACAACCTTCATCGTCAGAAATAACTTCTTGAAGTTCTTCTTCAACGTCTTCAAAATATCCTATTCGAATTATTCTTATATTGTTCTCTAAACAATATTCTGTTTTAATTTTATCCCGTTCTTGAGTCTTTAAGAATCCTTCTAATCCACCGAAATAATCTACTGGTTCGAAATGTTGTTTTCCATCGTACTCAATAACAGTATTTAAATCTTCTAGATAAAAATCAAATGGTAATTCTTTTTTAAATTTACAATCCTTAAAACGATATTCCTGAAAATATTTAATATTATTTTCTTCTAAAAAAATTCGAATGCGTTTTTCTCCAATAGATTCTAAGCATTTTGGACAACCAGAACCATTAGAATGAGTATTTGGTCTTTGAAAAAAACTCCCATGTTTTGGACATATTATTTCTACTTTAGTCATAGAATTAATATAATTAACTTTTGAATAATCGTATTTATCGCCATGAACTTTTTTAAATTTTATCAATGATTCTTTTGTATTCAAACTAGAATTTTTTCTTGCACATAATGGACAACCTTGTCCATTCTTATGTTGTATGGGAGTTTGAAAAAAACTCCCATGCTTAGTGCATATTATTTCTACTTTAGTATTTGCTTTTATATAATTAATTTTACTATAGTCATATTTATCAGAATGAACTTTTTTAAATTCATCGATAATTTCGTTATTGTTTCTAATTCTGTATTTATTGCATTTTGGACACCCGGAACCTTTCCAATGCTCAGAGGGAAGTTGAAAAAAACTTCCATGTTTAGAACATAATATTTCTACTTTGGTAGTAGTATTTAAGTACCGAACTTTACTATAATTATATTTATTTCCATGAACTTCTTCAAATCTTTTTATAACTTCTTCTTGGGTTAATTTTTTACCCATCATAAAGTACATCCACCACCAGAACAACCTTCATCGTCAGAAATAACTTCTTGAAGTTCTTCTGTATCATTATCTGTTTTAGTTTTAGCATAATATAATGTTTTAATTCCAAATAATTCAGTAAATAAATCTCTTCTTATTACTTCTGATTTAGGAATTTTAGAATCTGAGTATTTTGTAAAATCAACATACTCATTAATACTGATAGCTTGATCTATAAATTTTTGCATAATAGCAATAAGTTTCCAGTACTCGATCATATCCAAATTCCAAGCAGAATTATATTCATAAAATGAATCGTATTCTTTTGAATTAGGAAGAATAGCTGTAATTTTCATATTGTTATCTTCAATACTGTATTCTGTACCTTGTGGAGGGTTAATACCTGAGATCATGTTCCCAGGTCTACTCGAATTTGAACTAGGAACTGCTGTAAGTAATGTACTATTTCTTAAACCATATTTTTGAATATCTTTTCTAAGAAGTTCCCACATATTTGTGGAAATACTTTTTTCTTCACCATTTTCAAATTTAACAACATCCTTTAAATCATATAGTGTATCTACATTCTTTTCATAAGTATCTATTGGTAAAATACCTTTCGAGTATTTAGTATCTGCGAAATAATTACAAGCGCCTTTTTCTTTAGCTACTTCGTTACTAGCTTTTAAACCATAGTATAGAAATTCTTCAAATACCATAGCAGTTAATGCTCTAGCTTCTTTAGTATCGTAATTAAAACCATGTTTAGCTAACATATAAAAATAATTTCCTGGACTAATACCAAGAGCTCTTCTATTCTTAGTAAATTTTTCAAATGGTTTAATATCCTGATAATCTTGTTTATCGATCATTTCATCTAGGAAATATACCATTAAGAACATATTTTTTTCTAATTGTTTTTTACGTTTTTCTGTATCAGTACTTAAGTTACCAAAGTTAATTCCTCCAAGAATACATGAAAATATTTCTCCAAAATTAAGAGTATATCGACTACCAAGAGGATCTAACATACTTAAATGGATATCTACTACCAATGAATTTTTTTCATCAATAATTCCATATTTGATAAATCTATATAATTGATACCATTTACCATCTTTATAAAGACTTTCGATAAATAATTCATAATCGTGAGAATCATTTACATAAAAAATATAATCTTCGTCTGGAAAACTCGGCAATGCTATTTCCGTACATAAATTTGAAGTATACACTGGTAAATCAAATGCGCTATGTTTTTGCATATGTCTAGCATTTACTTTATAATTTCTAGCAGTAATATATCTTTCATGAAAGTATCTATCTTCTAAAGAAGACGCTTTGATTACTTTTCTAAATATTTTTCCTTCTTCGGCTAGTTTCTCGTATTTAAGATACTCTGCTTCAAATTCATCCGTACCGATAATACTGTATAACTCTTCAACATCGTTCATAAAGAATAAAGAAATATCCTCATCATTATCGAGGCGTTTTCTAAATAATGGATCAAATACTACAGCGTGATCTGAATGTCTGACGGAAGCTTCGTCCGAACCTTTGTTATTTTTAAGTTGTAAAATATCTTCTATTTCAATATGGAAGAAAGGATAATAATTCGTAATTGCTCCAGAACGACCAGAATTTGGTTGAGTACTACTTCTAGAAATTGATTCATTAGCTTTTGCATAAGGAGTTATACCAGTATGTGTTTCAAAGCCATTTCCAATATCTGCTCCAAGTCCTCTAATGTTTCCTATATTTGCTCCAATACCTGCTCGAAGTTTAGTAATTAATTTATATAAAGATTTGCTTCCATTTGCTATAGCTTCAATACTATCTCCAAAGTCAAGACCGGAACATGATGTCCAACCTTTCATATTCGTACGAATACCAACCATTCCAGGAGTAGGTAAAAATATATCAAATACAGCTAAAGCTTGGTAAAATTCTCTTACCATTAAAGCTCGAAATTCTTTATCTTTAATACTTGCAAAAATATACAATGGTATTAAAAAGAATATTTCTTGAGGAGTTTCAATAGGTTTTCCATCGCGTTTAATACTATACTTCTTAATAAGTTGATTTAATCCTAAATAAGTAAATCTTAAATCATTATCATAATTGATGCATTTTGCCAATTCATTTATTTCTTTATCTGAATAATAAAAAAATATTTCTTTATCGTAATATCCTTTTCCGACTCTTTCTTTTAGCAAAGCTGCGTCAAATGCTGGAGTATACCCACCATAAATATCTTTATATAAATCTTGTAACATAAGACGGGCTGGGGGGTATTGAGAATCTGGGTTATTTTTATCAATCATATCGGCCGCTGTAAAAATAGCGGCCTGTTGAATATCCTCCGATTTCATCTCTTGTTTAAGACGTATTTTAAAATTACTAAAAATTTCAAATGGATCCATATTTAAATCTTTACATGCATATTTAAAATGCTTAAGTATTTTTTCAGAATTAAATGGTTCGATTCGTCTAATCCCATTTTTTTCTCTTTTTATTACGGTATAATTTTCCATATTTTTCCTTCGATTAAAAACTGTTTTATTTTTTTATTTTTTTATTTTTTTTATTTATTGTATCTAATATATCTATAAAATCTATATGACGTACGCTAGTTATTTTAAGTTAAATATATACGATTTTTATATAATAAAACCGGATTATAATATTCAGCTATTTTTTTATTAGTATCTTTTATTATAAATGAATCCATTTTATACGGATCGTAAATCACTTCGGTTAATTCATCTATATTATCTTTAAATATCTTTTCTATTTTAGAACCGATTAAATAAGAAGTTCCAGATACCGTAACATGAACATTTTTTCTTTTTTCTTTTAGAACTCTTTGTCTACCTTTTTCGGATACTTTAAATTCTGGTTTATTTAATAGTATACAATTTGACTGAAGAATTGCTTTTCCTTTATGTTTAAACTAAAAGTTCCGGTATGTAAATTTCCATAAATATAATATTTTGCTTGGGTTACCATTGATTTTTCCTTTTTCGGTTTTGGATAAAACGTAAAAACTATTAATAGTTAACTATCGATAGTACGTGGTATCAATAGTAAGTATAGTTATCTATATACGTTTGTCTCTTTAGTTGATGGTACTGATAGTTAACTATCTATAGTGTGTTTATCAATAGTTAACTATTGATAAAAACTCGTATATTTTAGGTTGGATATATCGTTTAAAGACAGGAAATTAACTTAGAGAATATTCTCTAAGTTAATTAAATTATTTTATTTTTATTTGGATCGTTTATTCAATAACCCTAAACCAGCAGCAGTACCTAAACCAGCTGCTCCTAATCCTAAACCAACCGTTTTAGCATTCTCCAAATTTGTATCTCCGGGACGAAAATTATTGTTTATCTCATCTAATTTTGAATTATAATTATCCATATCCTTATTATAATTTCTACCACTTTCCAAATCTTGTTTATATATATTATCGTAATAATCTTTAACTTGGTGTTTCGCTCCATTAAGAGCCATTTTATCGACTGGGTTATACTTATTTATATAACCATTATGATCATTACCTATTGGATGTTTATCATAATAATTATATTTTGCTACCGTTTCGCGATTTAAATCTTTTAGTCTATTATTATAATAAGCTTCTTGATTATCGTTTATTAATTTTTCGTGTTCTTTATAATAAGTATCATTTATTTTACCATTCTGTAATTGTTCTTTTAATTTTTCTAAATCTTGTTGTTTGGTGTAATTACTGTCGCGTAAAAGATTTTCGTATTTATCGTTTGTATATTTATCTAGACCATCTCGATCATAAAAACTTCTATAATTATTACTATGATTTACTGCGTTCATCATTTTATCTTTATTTTCCCATTCTGATGATGGTGCGGGTTCAACTGGCTTAGTTTTGTTTAATTCCTCTAATTTTTTATCATAATCGTTCATATCGTTTTGTACTTCCTGATCGTTTAAATGATCCGCTATACCCGCACCAGCTAAACCAGCTACTCCAACACCAAGCCCTATTTTTTGTCCTAACGAAAGAGCTTCTTCAACTAACACATTTTTATTTATTTCTAATATCATTTTATATTCCTTGTTTTATTTTTATTTGGTTATTGTTTAAATTATTTTATTTTCTTTTATAATTGTCATTGATTTTTGGTTAAGTACCAATTCCTCCAAACGTTTTTGAAGTTTAGGATCTATTTCATAAAGTTCTGGAAACAATTGAGAATTATAATTTAAAGTACAGAATAAAGCTATAAGTTTTGGTAAGAATGTATAATAATTATAATATTCTTTTTCTCCAACATTTTGAATCATAAGCGTTTTAAACGTTTGTGGTGTTATTTTAAGAATATCTAATATTTCTAAAAGTTCTGCAAAATCTTCAAATTTCTCTGGTTTGAACTTAGCGAAATCTTTCATTACTTTTTCATAATATTCTTTAGACTCTTCGCCTTTAGAAATCATATTTTCATGTCTTGCGTTATCTTCATATGGTGTCCTATTCTTTTTAGAATCTGGATCTTCATCTGGAAAAATTGCATCTAAAGAAACTCTTACAAATTCACTTTTATTAGCTTTTAAAATTTCTAATGCGCTTTTAGTACTCATCTGTAAGAAATACGTTAACATCATAAATTGAACAGCTAATCTAAGTTTAATAATTTTAATATCTTTCTCTGTTTTAATATCTTCTTCGGTTTCGGTTTTAATAGCCGGTTTAAGTGAAGAATCTACTCTAGAAAGAACTTTACGAATCTGTTTAAGTAATAGATCTTCTGTTGTTTTATATACTTTAACTTTTTCTGGTTTATTTTTATTAGTAGCATTATAAGCATAGAATTGTAATAATCCAAAATAAGCTAAATCAACTAATTTTAACCAATCTATCTCTGCCATAAATTTTTCGATGTATTCTTTCTTATCTTTTTCCAAAGAATCTATTTTAAGAACTTGTTGGGAAGTAATTAAAGTTTTAGTTCCTTTAATAGCAGTAAGAGTATTTTGTAAATCGTAAATTATTTTTTTAAATTGATCTATTCTTCCAGTACCACCATAATTAAGAACCGCAAATGGATTAATAAAAATCTTATATAATGTATTCTCTTTAGCTATAACTTCAACTGGAACCTCAATATTGATTTGACCAAATACTATTTGATTTTTAGTCATTAGTTCATGAACTAATTTAGTTTTTTTAGAAGTACTAAATTTAGATAAAGCTATCTTAATTTTTTCATTAACTGCTTTAAAAAATTCTTTATCGTATATTAAATTCATTCCTAATGAGGCGGTAGGATCTTTAAGATAAGAGTATTGTTTGGATGAATTTAATGTTCCTGTATCGGTTCTAGAAGTTAAAGATTCTTTTAATACTCCTGAAGTATTTGTATTTGTCATATTCATATTTTTCCTTTATATCAAATAATTTTGTAAAAATTCTAATTTTGGTACGAGAATTTGATTATTTAAATTCTCTTGAGTAAATTGAAATAAACTACCAATATTATTTGCAAATAATATCACTTGATAATATTCCATAATTCCATATTGTTCGTACGCTACTAAATCTGGTCTTTTATTATATTTTGCCCTAAAATCGACTCGGATACAATTGCTTAATAAAAAATCTTCTGTTACCAATAACTGATTTAATAAAAAAGGTTTAGCTTCGACCAAATTATCTAAGGCTTGATTTTTAGATTCTATTCTCGTTGGGGCTTCATAAGTAATCATACGTAACCTTTATATTGTTGTATTTTATATTATTTAGTTCGTTTTAAAAAAGACAGGAAAACCCATTGGAATTATCCAATAGGTTTTATTTCTGGCTGTAATTTAGTATTATCTTTACTTCGGCACCCAATATGATTTAAATTCATCTGGTTAGAACAATCCAATTCTCTATTTATTCTAGGTGTACCAGCTTGGGTTAAATTTCCAATTCTAGCATTATTTAAATATCTATTTACTTTTAAACCATTATCTTCATTTTTTTGAGACATTTTAGTTCCATGTAAACCAGTAGTATTAACTTTCTCTTCTCCAATTATACCATCCGTTTGGTATTTAATTCCAGGATTTGGTTTAGGTAATTCTCCAAAAGCTCTTTCTTCAAAAAGATTAAAAACTCTTGGTAAAGCAGTATCTTCGAATAAAGAATTACTTGGTGTACTTTTATCTGCTCCTAATTTATCGATAATTGAATTAATATTATGTTCATCATTTCTTTTTAAATTAGTAAATACTGTTTTAGAACCTTGAAGAACGTTTTTTTCAGCGCTTTGGACATCACTTCGCATATGAGCTAAAGGACCCGAAACTTCACTTTGAACACTATTTACCGACGTTTTATCAAATGCGGTTCCTTTATCTTTATTCGCAATATTATTTTCAGATAAACGTTTAGTAATATCTTTAAACATTGTTGGAGAAGATAAAGGATTACCGTAAGATTTCTCCAACATATTTGACATATTTAATCCTTATAAACTTAATAATCTGTTAGCTATAACTTCTGATTCTGTAAGGCCTTCACCAAGTTCTGGAATCATACCTTCAGCTGGCATAACCTGATCGATATCCTCTTCCTGAGATTCCGGAGGTACTCCTAAGCCATCTTCCGTAGTTTCTGGTTCTGGTGTATCTACTGGATCTAATTCACCAGTTACTGGATTATAAATAAATTCATTTCCTTGTTCATCGGTAAGTACTTTATCTGTATCAGGAGTTTCCTCTCCCATTTCGTTAACTGCTTCTAATAGAATTTCAGTAGCTAGTTTATTTAAGAATTTAGCTTCTTCTAATGTAACAGACCCATTTTTTTGCAAATTAAAATTGATTAATCTAGTTGTCATATAATCAATTGATTCTTCTAAAATTTTCATATTATTCACCTTGTCTTTTTGGACCCATTAATGATTTACCAAACGAATTTCTTAATTCTTTTACCGCAGTATTATCAGGATGAACTTTTTTATCAGCCACTGCTTTATCAAGTTCGTCATTATTTTTTATATCAAGTCCCCTAGTATAAGTTCTATCTTTTTCTAATTGGCTTGGAGTATGTTCCGTACCTTCTGGTTTATTATCCACATTATTATGATACATTTCTTTAGCCTTATCGATACCTGTATGAACAGCTTCTTTTACTTGATCAGAATGATCCATTCCATAAGCCGCTGCAGCACCAAGTCCAACACCTGCTGCAATTTTACCACCATGATTTTTTAAAGTATCCAATAAACCTTCTTCTACTAAAATCTTTTTAATAAGATTTAAATTTTCAGTAAGATATTTCTTAGTTTTTAAAGATTCTAATTCTGTAGTCCCTTCTTCAAGTACTTGAATTAAATAATCATCTCTTTTATTTTCTAAAATCATTTCTAATGACATATTAATTTCCTTATTTTTTAATTAAGTTTTTGTTATGTTTGTTTTAGAAGTGTTTTAAACGACAGGAAATTAATCCTCCCATCGGGGAAGATTAATTAA